TGTCGGAACGGAGAACAGGATGCGGAGGCAGTGGAGCTTGGCGTGCGGTACCGGCAATCTGCCGAGGTCATGTCGGAACGGAGAACAGGATGCGGAGGCAGTGGAGCGGTTGGCCGTGCTGATCTAGGATGAGCCCATCCACTGGTCGGAACGGAGAACAGGATGCGGAGGCAGTGGAGCTTGCCCGGGAGGAAGCGGCCCGTAGGATCGCGATCAGGTCGGAACGGAGAACAGGAATGAAAGCACGCAAATACGAAGGTTCACGAAGCGATTTCATCCGCGAGCAGCCGGACAGTCTGTCGACGTCCGCAGTCATTGCGGCCGGCAAGCAAGTCGGCCTGAAGATCACGGAAAACCTAGTCCGAATCGTCCGCTACAAGATGAGAAAAGCGGCCGGTACGGTCACCAAGCGCGGGCGCCGCAAGGGGACCGACGCTATCCAGGTAGCGCCTGCGCAGGCCACCAAAACGCGGCGTGGCCGGCCGCCGAAGAACCCTCCAGTTGCCACCGACGCCGATCCAACGGGCATGCCATTCGACAAGGTCGGAAGCCGTTTACCTCTACCAGAACTCGCTTCCTCGGCGCGGGACGCGGACAGCTTCTGCCGACTCATCACCCGCATCGGTACCACGAAGGCCCGGGCTCTCTTGGACGAGCTAGAGAAGTGACCCTCCCCCTCTTCCTTATCGCGACCGGAATCGCGATGTTCTTCTACCTGCTCGGCTTCAGCGCCGGGCAGAAGTCCAAAAACGACATCCAATGGAGAGACACGCATGCCACCTAGAAAACTGACCGTTACCCAAGAGACTCCGGGTCCCGAGGTTCAGGAATCATTCCTGGCAGATCCCCAAGATCCACGCACCTACTCGGCCTCCGAAAAGGCTACACTCAAGGGCCGGGTGGATTCAATTACCGCCGAGGTCGAGGACCTGAAGCGCCAGATCGACCTCAAGAAAGAACTCCTGAGCGACGCCGTGTTCGAGCTCAAGCAGGCGTTGGGTGGGAAGCCCTTCAAGGACGTCCACGGTAACGTCTGGATGTTCTCGAGTCGCGGCAAGGAGAACCCCACCCACTTCCTGCGGCGTCAAGGCGCGCAGGACATCGAGGAGCTGTGAACCACCAACCCCGTTCCTTAGCCCAGCAGAACGGATGCCAGCAAGCCGAGGCATTCTGCCTGATGCTCTACCGAGACACCGCCGGCAACGAGGAGTGGATCTGGAACTCCCGGGACGGGGTTACCCATTTCATTGTGCAGTCCCGTCAAGGCCTGGAGTCAAAGCACGTCGAATGGACCCGCGATCGATTCCTTCCGTACCACTTTCCGAAAGTCGGAGAACGGATCTTCGTGGACACAACACCAGCGCGGGCCAGGGAGCGCGCTGAAACCTGGTACGACAGATTTGCGGCGCACCTCGTATGGTCCTCGGACTTCGTAATCCGCCATCCAGACCGCGAAAAGGCCATCACCAACAAGGCCCAGGAAATCCTCGCCTACATGGCGCCGAACTCCCCCGACCTCATCGAAGTCACCGAAGAGGTGCAGCAACAGATCATGGACCGCCCAGCACTGGTGCTCTCGAGAGAGAAGTGGGCTCAATTACAGCGTGAACTGCTCGCCGAGAACGCCAATCTGGCGCAGCTTGCCGAAGCTAAGGCAGTACAGGTCAACCAACTGACTCCAGCAAGAAAGCCTATGCGTGTCACCATTACCCCCACGGCCTCGATCGTTCAGCTGAACGATTCTCCCTGCCGGGTCTGGACCGGGACGACCGAGCGAGGGATTCCAGTCACGCTTTACGTTACTCGTGTCCAGGTCGACCTGGACCGAGACCAGTCGGAGTTTCTGGCCGAGCTCACAGAAACGGAACCACCCAAGATCCAGCTGCCTCTGTGACTGGTTTGCTAGGGGGTCCCTGGGGTGCTACAGAAAGTGAGCCCGCGGCGCTATCAACGCCCGGGCTCGGCCCCAGCGACTCCGCAAGAGTCCAATGGGGCAAGAAGACGCTTAGCAGCCGGCCGGACTGCTAGCAAGCGAGGGAAACCATGAAACTCATATCCACCGGTGACCATCACTGGAACGAGCGCCGTCGATTCGCCGAATCCGTGCGGATTCACCGCGAGATAGCGGAGCTTGTCGCCGCCGAGAAGCCCGACGTATTCCTATCCGGCGGAGACCTCTACGAAGGGGCGTCCACTCCGGTGGAGCGGGAGGCGGTAGCCGATTGGGTGACGTCGGTGGCGGAGCATTGCCCGGTCCTGGTGACCAAGGGCAACCACGATCGCCCGGTGGACTGTCTCCTGCTACGACGTCTTCGGACCCGTTACCCGGTCATCGTCGAAGAAGGCGCGGGGCTACACCGGATCGGTGGAGCTCAGATCGCCGCCATGGCGTGGCCGACGCGAGAAGGTCTCTTGAAGATGTCGGTCGACACTGAGGTCGACCGGGATGCCCTTACTTCCGAGGCTCTACGTGCTGTTCTGCGCTGGCTCGGTTCACAGTTCGAAGACCTGCATGGACCGCGCATTCTTCTCGGCCACTTCATGGTCGACGGGTCCGTAACGAGCACCGGTCAAGAGCTCGTCGGCGCCCCGTGTAGCGTGGCGCTTTCCGACCTGGACCTCGTGGGTGCTCAGGTCGGCCTAATGTCGCACGTCCACAAGTTCCAGCAGTGGGATTCTACCGGGACTCCCTACCTGTACACTGGGAGCCCCCTGCGGCAGAACTTCGGTGAGCTAGAGGACAAGTCGGTCACCCTCGTCGAATTCGACGGGCCGAAGCTGGTGTCGATTCGGCAGGTGCAGACCTCGGCGACCCGGATGCTTCTACTCGACGGGGAATGGTCCGTCGACCATTGGAAGCCAGGACCCGTAGGACCTGGGTGCACTCCGCTGATGGAGCCTTCCGGAGCCGAGATCCGGTTTCGATACCGGTGCTCATCCGAGCACCGAACCCAGGCAGCGGCGGCCGCGTCCAAGATTCGAGACGACCTTCTCGCCAATGGCGCCGTCTCGGTGCAGGTCGAGCCGGTGATCGAGGTCAAGAACTCCGCCCGCGCCCCAGAGATTGCGCTGGCGCGCGGAATGGCCGAGAAGCTCCCGGCCTTTTGGGCCGCCCGGGCTACCACTCCCGAGGAGCCCCGACGGTCCCGCCTGCTCGACCTGGCATGCCAGGTCGAGGCCAATACCCCCCGCCCGGTTGGGATTTCGACCGGTGCCGCCCTCTTGGACTGGATTAAGCTCCGGGGGATCGGTCCCTTCAAGGGCACGGTGGAAGTCGACTTCCGGAACCTGCCGCCCGGGATCGTGGCCCTAACGGGTAGGATCGGGGCTGGCAAGACCACCCTGCTGGACTCCTACGCCGCGGCGCTCTACCGGAAGCTCCCGACGTCCGAGCGGGGGCTCCTGTCCAAAATGGCGGTTTCACGCGACGCGTTCGTGGACGTCGGCATCCAGAACGGGAAGTCTCTGCGTATCGTTCACGCCATCGACGCCGGCAAGCAGACCGCCGGCTGGGAGGTGTCGGTATACGACCGCGCGGCGGATGGTTCCGAGTCGCTCACCGGGTCGAGCAAGGTTTCTTCCTTCGACGACTGGCGGGATCGGAACATGCTCCCGATGGAGATCTTCCTTGCAGGGCCCTACCAGGCCCAGGGGGCGAACGCGCTGGTCAATGCCCTCGATTCCGAGCGGGCTTCGATCATCCTGCGGGCTCTCGGGCTCGAGTACTACGAGACCATGGCCGAGACGTTCCGGAAGCGCGCCAGCGCGGCCAAGGAAGAACTCGAGAAGGCCACGGCCCGCGTGGACGACGAGCGGGCCCGCGGGGGCTACGTCGCTCAGTGCGAGCAAGCTGTGATCGACGAACGCATGGGGCTCGGCCCGTCCCAGTGGGCACTCCAGGTAGCCCGCGACGCTCTCACGGCTGCCGAGCAGGCGCTCCGGGAGCACTCCAGGGCCCAGGAGGCCTACCTGGAGGCCGTGGCGGCTCGCGGGGAGCTCGAGTCCAAGATCCGGGACAACCGCGCCCAGCATGCCGACCTGACCGAGCGGCTGACGAACAACCGGAAGCGGCTAGACCAGAAGCCGAAGATCTTGGCCGCGGTGAAGCGCTCGGACGAGCTTCGGGCCAGCGTATCCGCTGCCGAGGCGGAGCTGGCCCGGCTCACGGCCGAGCACCAGGGGCTCCAGCGGGAAGAGTTAGCGCTGCGCCAGGAAGCCGCCGGCAACAAACAATCGTCCGTATCGGCTCAGGCTCGGGCGGACGCCGCCAATCGGCGCCTCGGACGAAAGCCTGATATTGACGCCGCCGCGGCCAGCATCCCCGGGCTTCGAGCGGCCTGGGAGGAAACATCGAAAGCAGCTGAAGAAGCCGTCCAGATGGTCCGCGGCGACGTGGCGGCTGCCGAAGCGGAGCTCGATCGGCTCCGTGGGCTGCGTGTAGCTGGGGCGGACGAGCGGATCTTTGGGCTCCGTAGTGGACTCGCTTCCGTCGTGGAGTGCGAGGGCGAGGCTGAGGACATGGCCGAGCTAGCGGCCTCCGCCCTTGACCGCGATACCATCGCCCTGGACACAGCCGCCGAGCTCCCGTCCCAAATCACCCGCCAGGCTGCCGAGGTCACCCGTCTGCGCCGGCTCCTGGATACCGTCACCCTGCAGACTGGACAAAAGCGCGACGAAGCCGCTCGGGCGCTGTCCAAAGCCGAACAGGTTGCGGTCGAGGCAACGCACTTGGAGGCAGCCCAAGCGGAACTCGAAGCCGCGCTCGGTGACCTACAGCGCTACCAGCAGGCCGAGCGGGCTTGCGTCGCGAAGTCCACTGAGGTCGTACAGCGCCGGACTGCCGCCGGCAGTGAACGCGACACCAATGAGCGAAGGCTCGCTTCGCTCAAGGAAGAGCTCCAAAAGCTCGCCGCAATCGTCGCCTACAAGGAGCAGGCGGACAAGGCGGAGGCTCGAATCGAACAGCTCGAGAAGGAGCTCAGGCGTGTCGACGCCGAGCACACCGAGCTTACCCAAAAACTTGCCCGAGGTCCGGCGGTGGTCCTTCCCCCTCCACCACCGCCGGACGTCTCGGGCCTACGGATTGCCGTCGGCAACGCCGAAAGCCAAGTCCAGGCCGTGACTACCGCAATCGCCCGGGCCGAGCAACGTCTAGAGCTGGCCCGGCAGAGCGCCCTACGGGTCCTGGAGCTCGAGTCCGCCCGGGCAGAGCGCTCCGAAGCGCTCTCCGACTGCCAGCGGCTCGCCGAAGACCTCGGCAAAAAAGGCCTCCAGAGCGCCGAGATTGATGCCGTTGGCCCCGAGCTCACGGCAGACACGAACGATCTGCTCCACTCCTGCCTCGGGAGCACGTTTACGGTCTCGGTAGAGACGACCAAGAAAGTCGAACAGGGAAAGCGGGAGGTCGACGCCCTACCGATCGTCGTCTTCAACTCCGAAGACGGCTACGAAGGGGAGGTCCGGACCTACTCCGGAGGGCAAAAGGCGCTGATCGGCGAAGCGCTCTCTCTGGCGCTGACTATTCTGTCGTGCCGTCGCGCTGGAATCGATCATGGGTTGACACTCATACGTGATGAACCAACGGCATCGTTGTCCCCTGAAGATGCGCGAGCATACGTTTCTATGATGCGCGCCGCTTCCGCGATCGTTCATGCACGACATGTTCTCTGCATTACTCACAATCCAGACGTTGTCGCCTCTTCTGATTGTCGGATACACGTGCACGATGGCACTGCAGAGGTTGTTTTATGAACTTTTGGATACGACTTGCCTCGTTCTGTGGTGGGACATTATCCTCTAACATCCGGTCCCATATTGATGTTTCTGGAACATCCCCCGAAGCCCGTTGTTACAACGGGACACCGTGCTGGATTTGGAATGGCTCCCGACACCAAGAAGGCTACGGTCGGCTCCAGTTTCACAATCGCACGTACCGCATAACGCGCATTGTTCTTGGTACCAGTGCCGGTCGCACATTATTACGCTCGGAACTTGCATGTCATCATTGCGACAACCCACCGTGCTGCAATCCTGACCATTTGTTCGTTGGTGATCACCAAGCCAACGAAGATGATAAGTGCCGTAAGAATCGGCAAGCTGTAGGAAGGAGCCATGGAAGTCACACTCATCCAGAGCGACGCGCAACCAGTGACCGCCATGGTAGCCATACTCACCCGGAACGATGGCGCCGCGGCGAAGCCAATGGTGCTAGTCGATTTCACGAATCCGAAATTCGTAAGATGTTTCAGCTGTATGCCAGCGGTTACAGCCAAAGTGCGATTGCCCGCATCTTCCATACTACACAGGGTACCGTATGGACCATACTGCGCGGTCGCTGCTGGAGACATCTTGGGCTCTACCTAATCGCCAACGGCACCGTCGAGGTCGTGCAGTGACCCAATCGCACATCATCAACTCGGAACTTACGGTCACCGTGCATTCAGACGGCACGGTCACGTGGTCGAGCGCTTCTTGCGCTGGCCTCTCCGAGGTAGAGCGCCAAATCGTTCGGGAACGCGGTCTAGCAGCCGAGCGTATCGACGAGATGGATCGCATCCTTACGGCGATGCGGAGTTGCTTTCCTAGCGTCGCAATCTCGGTCCTGAGAAGCATTCTCGATCACGGTTATCCGGGCCATCCCGAACTCAAGTTTATGCACTTCGTTGGGGTAATACGTATCGAACTTGCCCACGAGCTGCCGCCTAAAGAATCGGCGCCATACATCGCCACCATCGCCTCAACTCTCGAGGCCGCCGGCTACTCCTGCACCCGTAGCCGGACTCGGGTCACGGTGCAGATGAAGTGTGTTCCATGACGTGCACACCACTTCGCGACAACGAAGGTCGCATCGCCGGATTTGTATGCGGCCGGGGGCGTTTCGGGAACAACTGCCACCTGTGTAGAAAGACCGCCAAGCTCCAATGCGACTTTTTCCTCCATGCCGAGCGCCGAACCTGCGACAAGTGGCTCTGCAAGAGCTGCGCTGTCCGAGTCGCACCTAACACCGACTACTGTCCGGGGCATCGCCGGGAGGAGTCGATCGAGAAGTCGAAGTAACCACAGAAAAGTACAACAATGCGCCCATATACCACGCTGATTGTCCTATCACTCATGGCCCTAGCCGGTTGCAACAACTCCCTCGAATGCGAGGATGGTCGTCTAACCAAAGGCGGCGACCCCTTTACATCGTGCGAACAGTGCGAAGAACCGTCGACTTGTCGGTTTACCAAAAATCAAACCGTATCCTACGACATCACGGGGCACATAGCTTTCGGCTCGGGTACCGTGACGGCTTCATGCGACGAGGAGACGGCTAGCTACAGCTACCAGCTCGATTCGACTGGTTCTGTCATCAACCGAAAGTGCCAGTAGTCGCGTCGCAAATAGGCAAAGGCGTGCGACTTGTCACGCCGGACTCGTCATAGAGAAAATGAAGCCCTACTCGGCCCCGCGCCTCACGACCTTCGGGAAGGTTCAGTCCGAACCCACGACACCGATCCTCACCCTCCTCGCATTGGCTGACTTCCATCTGTCCGCCACAGAAAAAATCCCACAGAATCTTCCCGAAGAACGATTGGCCGTCGAAGAACGGCGGCGCCGGCTCCGGGAGGCAAAGGCCTGGCTCAACCGACAACTTCCTTACGCTGCCCTGCCTTATGCTCCCGTCAAACCCAGATGAAACGCAAGACCAGTTCCCTGCTACCGGGTGCTCATTGGTGCCCTTTTTCGGGATACCAAACAGCCTTCAGACCCAGCGTAGGGGGTTCGTTCCTGCGACAGTCTCTTAGTAGTCAAGCCAAAATCACCACAACCATCTTGACACGGCCGGCCGAACGCATTATCGTCCTCCTATGACGAGCTGACCGGCGGCCATAAGGCCGCGGAAAGACCGGGCCTCCAATGGAAAACATCCCTCGAATTGCAACCGCTACGCCGCTGAAACTGATCGGCCGCGTCGCCCTGCCGGACTCCCGGGACGCCCTACTCACAGGGGATGAGCTTTGGGGTCTCTGGACGGCCTCCCTGGAGCTCGTCGACGCAGGGCAGACCCCGGTGATCGGTGCCTTCGCCGTCACGAACGACGGGGCTCAGCGCTTCCTGCCTGAGACCGGAACCGGGGCGGCTTAACCGCCCATGCGGTTCCCAGAGTGCTCCGGTAGCACCCGCGTGATGGCCCCATCGGGGGCCACGAGCAACCGGTACCGGTTCCCCCGGTGCGACCCCTTGAGCCGGTAGAGCGCGAGGCCGTTCTCCTGCTCGCGCACCTTGGTGGCATCGACAGCCCGACGTTCGAGCTCGGTGATGGCCTCTGCTTCTGTGACTCCGGCGAGCTCCGCGTAGTCACAGACGGCGGTTTTTGTCAGGCGGAACGGCATGGGGAACCCCAAAAAGGAAGCGCCCGATGGCTCAGGGGGGGCTGAGCCGCTCGGGCACTGAGAGTCCATGATGGACTACCGAGAAGTTGTGCGCAAGCTGTAGTTTCCCGTGAAACGCCGAAATCCCCGCCGGCACGAAGCCAGCGGGGCTAGTCGACGCCGCGCCTTACCGGAGAGCTGCGCGCGGTTCAGTTTGGCCGCTAGGAGGGGCGAAAAACCGGGGTCATGAACACCCCCGGACAGGAGTCCCCGTAGCCCCCGGCAAGTCTTGGCGCCTGGCGCTCACCGGCCCCGCGCTGGGGCTGCTGATACCGTTGGCGCCGGCGCTGGCGGACTGACCTCGGTATGTTTTTTGGACCGCTCGCTCAGATAGCCCATGGCCGCCGTCCCAAAGGCGAGTAGCCCCATCACGAAGGCCCATAGGCGCCCGGAGCGCGCGGCGGCGCCAAACTCCTTGCGCATCAGTAGATGGTCCTCGGCGTTGGTGGACGCGACCTGCTGGGCGGCGAGCTTGGCCTCTCGGGCTTCGAGCTTTCCCTCCTTGGCCTCGAGCTGCCCCTTGTAGGCGCGCTGTTTGGCGTCACGCGCCAGCTCTTCGACAGACCTCATCCAGGCGATCTCTGCCCCCGACCGCACCCCCGGAGGGATGGAGTCCGCCTTGAGCGCCGGAGGTCGGTCGTGGATCCATGTCGCTTCGTGCAGGTCTTCCTCCGAAAAGTCCGGGTGTTCTGAGCTCGTCCAAGAATTCCGCGGCACCACCGTCCCCATCACGCGCATCATCGGCGGGGTGTCTTCGGGGTTCGTCATTACTCTCCCGGACTGCCGTCGGGTAGTTGCCTGCCAATCATTTTCCAAACCATGCACTTCTCCTGCGGGCAGGCTAGCCGCTGGTCCATGACGTCGACCTTGTCCCGTAGGGACTCGAACATGGTAGTTTCGGCTAGCGCGTTGTCCGCCAGTTTGGTCACGATCTCCTTCGACCCCAGCGCGATGGTCTTCACCTGGTCGAGGCCGTTTCGAAGCTTACCGACTTCGTCCCAAAGCAGTTCGTGGTTGCCCAGTACCTTGTCGAGTTTCTCCTGTATGGATTTGAGTGCTTCGTTGAGTCTACTGCCCGGGATGAGTCCGTCTGGCCCCGGAGCAAGCGGGTCCTGAGGCGGCGAAGTCGCGATCACGGGTTCTGCTGGGATGCTGCTGACACGCTCAAGGTATTGCTCAGCAGTAAGCGTAAGGTCTCCGGCCAGCGTATCTGGAGCCACCCAATCTTCGCCGGGCGGCGGCGCGCTCAATCGGTCGTCGTTTTCTGACATCTGGTGTTCGAATCCTCAGCCCCCTCGAAGGGTCTCGGGTTCAGAACTCAAGCTCTGCAACGGTGCGGTTTCGCTCCGCCAGCATGGCGGCCGTAGTCTCCGGGTCTAGGGTGAGGGGGATGAGGTCGGGTTCGATAGGCGCAAGCTCCGGCGCCGGAGCGCCGATCACCGGCAGGGGCAGACGCGCAACGTCCTGGTCGACCGCACCTTTCGCCGTCGGGTCCTGGAGGACTACCTTGTCGAGCGGATCGACGAGCTGCTGCCAAAACGCCCACTGAACGTTCCCGGGTGTCGCTGGGCGCTCGAGCACCGCCTTGCTGCCCTTGGCGGGCCAGTGCGCCACCCACTGGGGGTAATCGAGTAGCCACGCGGGACGCCCGAGCTTCACCCAATCGGCCTGGGTCTCGTAGATGACGGGGCCACCGAACTGCTCGGCGACTCTCTCTACGAATTCCCGCAGAGGCCCGCACCACGCTGGCGTCGGCTGCGCCCAGTGGGTAGCGCGCCCGTTCTCCCACTTGTCCGGCCACGCCTCGACGTCGATCGCAGGCAGTAGGTCGCCGGAACCGATGTTCGTGGCCCCGCAAACCGAGCCCAACACCTCGAGCTGCTTGCCGACCTCCAGGTCTGGTCGAAAGAAAGCGTACACCCCTGGGGTTACTCCTGCCGCCCGAATACGGGCGATGTGGCGCGCGGTAAGCTTGTCCGGGCGCATCCCGTAGCACGCGCGCACGTAGGCAAACCTGATGCTGAGCTCAGCGCGCGCGTAACCCCAGTCAATCAGGTTTTCGTGCTGGAATTCTGAGATATCTACGCCCTTGGCCAGTACTTCAGGCATGAAGCAGCCTTTCGATGCTGTAGTAGGTGACCCCCGTGTAGTTCCGCTGGCGCCGAATGCGCTGCACCTTGCCCCCGGTGCTGTTCCCATCGATCGTCGAGACGAACCCGGCGCCGACTTCTTCCACGATGGCGTGATGCTGGAACTTCGGGAAGTACGCGCAGTCCCCGGGCTCGGGGTAGCGCGTGATCGTCAGGTGCTGGCTCACGAACGAGAACCCGATGGGCCAACGGACGTTCAGCAGGATGCCGGCTTCGTGGTACGCCCACAGACAAAATATCCCGCAGTAGTGCGGTGGCCTATCCTTCACACCGAGCCCGAGCGCCGACCAGTAGTACTCCTCTTTCGCGTCACAGCCGATCTGGCTCACGGCTGCGGAGACGACGGATGTCCTTACCGTGTGCGTTTCTTCGCCGTGGCGCATAGTCCTAAGAACTCCACCAACACCTGCACTTCGGAGAAACCGGCTGCCGTTAGGTGGTCACTGAGACTCCTTGCCGTGAACCCAGTTCGATGCGCCTGGTGGCGGTTGCCCTCACGGATCTCCCGCCGGTGTCCGTAGAGTACATCCAGGGCTGCGATGGGGCCCATCGGGCTCACGTAGAGCGGCTCTTCAAGCCCCGTGGCCAGAATGGCGGCGGCTACTTGCGTAAGATCGGGAACCGAAACCACGACGTCACCACCAAAGCGCAAGACGCGCCAAAACTCCGCCAACGCTTGAGCGGTATCATGGGCCTCCAAGTGCTCGAGTGAGTGTGAGCACCAGACAGCGTCGACCGATTCAGACTCGACCATCACCATTGCGGTCATCGGCGCAACGATGTCGGGCTCCATGTCGGGGTTCTGGTCGACCCTGAGCTCTTGCCAGCCGTCAAACCCTTCCGGTAGCTTGTGCCCAGCCGGACCGGACCCAACGTTCAGCACCGTCGGCATCAAGCTTCTATGGCGATTGCGCGCGGGTCATTGTCGGTGCCGTACTGCCACGGCTTTCCGATCCCAGGAGGGGGGTCAAGGTGCTTCAGGTCCAACAAATCCCGCAAAGAGACGTGTGACGCCCGTAGGCCGACTCCGTAGATCGCGGCCTCGGTCAGCGGTACTGCTCGGTACTCGGTCTCCAGCGCGACCTCGAGCAGCTTCGTCGCCATGAGTATGCATCCAAGCCCTTGGTACAACCCCGCCCTCCCGCCGTGGAACGGATACAGGTGGGTCACGAACGGTGCCGCCGTGTACGAGGCGATGTTCAGCAACGCATCCAGGCCCAGTTTCGGCAGAATGACGTCCTGCTCCAGCGACAACACCCACGGGTACCCGTTGAACTTTGCGTGACTCAGAATGGTTTGCCAGCAGGCGTAGAACGTCTCTTCGAACGTCCCGGGGTTTCCGTCCGGCTTCAACCGAGGCTCCACGTGCCGCACGTATCGCCGCGGCCCGGTCTCAATGAGCTTTTGGAGTCGGGCAAAGTACGCTCCTTCGTCTCGAGTGTTGTCGACCAGCATCAGTGCCCGATTGGGCCACGCGAACGCGTCGTAGGCCGCCAGGTACTCATCCAGACAGTACTCGAGTCCTTGGTAGGTGGGGCACGCGACCAAAACGGCGTCACCATCTTCAATCTTCATGTCATCCTCTGGATGAAGGCCAATGCGTAGTACGGAGGTAGCGCGGCCAACGTATCGTGCGCGCTGACTGTCGGCTGAGTGATCGAATGCGCATCTGGCTGAGTCACGGAATGGTTGCCGAACACCGGTTGGGTGATGGAGTGAGCATCTGGCTGCGTCACTGAGTGCGCGGCTACCACCGGCTGCGTTACCGAATGGTCTCCAACGATCGGCTGGGTGAGGGTATGAGCTCCGACGACCGGCTGGGTGATCGTATGGCTCACTACCGTTGCGGCGGCGACTGTACTGGCTGAACTCGTCCGGGCCGCGGCCGTTCCGTGGTTGGCAATCGCGACGTTCGTCGTGAGTGCATGTGCAGAGATCCCAACGTTGGTCGTCAAGGAGTGCGCGGAGACCGCCACGCTCGTCGATAACGAGTGTGCGGATACCGCCGCTCCGGAGTGCGCGGACAGCGCGACGTCTGTCGTCCTGCTGTGAGCTGAAATCGCTGTTCCGGCGTGGGCCGAGAGAGCGACCGCACCGACGGTGTGGTCCGCGTGGTGATGACTGAGCGCGCCACCAGAGATAGTGAGCGAAGTAGTGACGTTGGTTTTGGCTGCTCCGGCGTCGTCCTGGCGAGCTCCAACGACGAACCGGTCTCGCAGGTCTGGTCCTGGGGAATTAGCCGTACCGTCGCAAAGCGCCCATCCGCCCGGGATGGTTGCGATCGTCCCGGACCACATGATGATGGCCCCGATGGGACAGCCGGCGCCGGTGGGTCCGGTTGCTCCAGTGGGTCCGGTTGCTCCAGTGGGCCCAGTGGCCCCCGTGGCGCCGGTGGGTCCGGTTGCTCCAGTGGGCCCAGTGGCCCCCGTGGCGCCGGTGGGTCCGGTTGCTCCAGTGGGCCCAGTGGCCCCCGTGGCCCCGGTGGCGCCGGTGGCGCCGGTGGCGCCGGTCGGTCCCGTCGCGCCGGTGGATCCCGTGGCTCCGGTTGGCCCGGTGGGCCCCGTAGGTCCATCCTCCCCGATATCCCCTTGGTCTCCTGTGGGTCCCGTGGCGCCCGTCGCCCCTGTGGGGCCAGTTGCTCCTGTAGCCCCGGTGGGTCCTGTGGGCCCTGTTGCGCCGGTGGCCCCTGTGGCACCGGTAGGACCGGTCGCGCCATTCTCACCGGTATCCCCCGCCGGCCCTGTTGCGCCAGTGGCGCCTGTAGCGCCCGTGGCCCCAGTATCACCCGAAGGCCCAGTAGGCCCCGTGGCGCCGGCGGGTCCAGTGGCTCCGGTCGCTCCGGGTGCTCCAGTCGGTCCAGTGGGGCCTCCCGGATCCCCAGAAGGTCCCGTTGGCCCCGTCGGTCCAGGTGGACCACCAGGATCTCCCGGCGGTCCTTGTGGACCAGTGGGACCAGTAGGGCCAGTGGGTCCGGCCTGGGAACCCCCATTCGGGCATACGACCGTTAGTCCTGTCCCGGGAACTCCCTGGGGCCCTTGTGGACCAGTATGTCCCCGTGGACCAATAGGTCCAGTGGCACCCGCGGCACCAACCATCGACCGCAACAACTCATTAAGTTTGTCGACGGATGATTGCATAAAAACTCACCGTGTAGCGTAACTTCACAGGTCCGGAGCACACGCATCGCCACCACTCTCCAAGAGCAGTGCAAGGTCGTCGAAGGTGATGTAGCCGTATCCCCAAAGACCACGGCGTTCGACCCCCCAGAGGCCCCAAGAGTTCCGGATCCAAACCCTTCGGTTCTCTGCGTCGACCTCATCGGCCTTGATCTCGTGCCCACCACGGAGCGAGCACGTTGAGGTCAGGCGGAGGCGCCCATCTTCGTCCGTGTCGTCGTACGTGCTGTACCAGTCGAGTCCCAGGATGATGGGGCGCGTCTGAAGCGCCTGGAGGACCACCGTGAGGCCTGCGGTCATGGCGAAGCCAGAGAAGTACCCGGCCTCGCACGCCGCGGTCATGGCGGCCCACCCGGAGCTCCCGGTGTCCGACGGAGGGTAGGTGCCGGGGAAGGGGTCGAGCTGGGTGGCGCGCTTGTAGAGGTCTACGCACTGGGCGTTGGTCAGCCTGTTCCGGTAGGGCGCAGTTGAAGCGCACCCTCCGGTCGCAAACCCCGTGCAAGCCCCAAGGCTCCCCTGATCCAGCGGGGCCGCGACGTTCGGAGCATGCGCCACGGATTTGATCTCGACGCCTTCCTCGACCGGCATGTGCCGCGCGACGTCGCGCCAGTTCAGAAGGCGCTGCCGACCAAGCGGCTTGCCCGGTACCTCAATGAGCGTCGGAACCTGAACGACAATGGGTTCGGTCATCGATACGACTCCTGGATGACACGGTCAGAGCAGACGCGGTGGACGAGTGTGCTGAGGGGTGTCCCGGATTCCGACGCGATGCGCCGGCTGACGGGGTCTTTGGTCTTCGCCTCGACGCATCGGTCGTAGGGAGACGGTACCGGCGACGTACCCCCGGTGGCTGTTCCTCCTTCTCCGCCCGACCCGCCCGTCGGCACCGGGACCGGCTGCGTACCCCCCATGGGACCCGGCGGGTTCGGTGGCGTTGGTTGGCAGCTCGCCCCGGGCAGCGTGGCCACCAAGTAGGCCAGCGCCAGCGTCAGTCCGACTCGTTGCTTCGTCAAATTCTGCACGTTCGTTCTCCTACCGAGGGTTTGGAAGCTGCGCGCTAGCGTCGTGGGGAATCTGCGAGATTTCCACGGCCAGCGCGGACCGCCATGCGTTCAGCCAATACCCGACCACGAGCGACACCAGGGCAATCAGGAGCCAGTCCTGGATCCCATTGGTGTCCACCGGATGCACTTCTGCTCAGCGCGTAGCGATCAGCGCACCGACAATGAGCGACCCCCAGAACACAACCACAAGGACAAGACAGCCGTTCAGCAGGGCCTCGCGCGTCACCCCGCCACGGGTGTGCCGCATCCGAGCGCTATCCATTCCGACTTGTAGCCATCGGCGACCGTCTTTGCGAAGATCGCTGCGGCGTCGAGGAGCCCACTGGCGATGAGCGTCACGTAGACGGCCGAGTTGGCATCGCTGTCCTGCTGGAGCAGCACCGCGATCCCGCCTACGGTTCCGGCGGTCCCGAGCGTCCCGGTCGCCAGCGAGGTCCCGAGCCACAGGTGCTCGCTGCGGCTGAGGTCGACGCACTCCGGAGACCCCGGAGTCGCTAGCTTCACCCCCGCGACGCTCGTCACCTTCGGCCTCACGCCCTCCAGGGTACCGGTGCAGGCGCAGAGGTAGCTGGGGGCAAGCAGGCTAGCGCCCAGCAGTAGCAGCAGGCCGGCCGCCGGCGGCTTGGGTGGACCGAACCGCTTCGTGTCGCTCTGTTCGCTCTCCGCGACCCCGCGCTTCTCCGCGGATTCCATGATGGCCAGCACCCGGGCCTCCCGCGCGGCCTTGACCTTTTGCTGAGCGGCCAGGCTCGCCACGAGCTGCCACAGCAGCACTCCCCAGCCGAGCGAAGACGTCGCGAGCGCGAACAGCAGCGACGTCCCTAACGGTTGTCCCGTCGCGGCTTGGTCGATCGCCGTCTGGAGCGCCACCACGATGGCCAGGCCAAACGCTCGCGCCGGACCCGAGAGCGTCCACGGAAACCACGTCGCGTTTGGGTTGAATCCCTGCGCCAGGCCCGCTAGAAGCCCGGCGACGATCATGTAAACCGCCGTCTGTACCGTCATGTCCTGCATTGCCGTTTCTCCTGTTGTTCAGTCGTTGGCCGTCGTTCAGTCAGTACCCACGGGCGCCTACGCCAAGCACCGCCAGCACGAGCACGATGCCGGACTCGACGACGGCCTTGATCTCAGCGAGTCGTTCGGGCCCCCGGGCGCCTACGCCGAGCACGGCCAGCACGAGCACGGTGCCGGACTCGACGACGGCCTTGATCTGAGCGAGTAGTTCGGGGGTCATGATTGTCTGCTCCTTTGCGCGCCGGCTAGGGTAGCCGGGCGATAATCTGATTGCGGAGCCACTCCGTGATTGTGTGACCTCCGCTCGACGCAATGAGGGTCTGCACTCGACCTCCGCCGAGGGCGTAGGTCGCAACGGCATCTACCTCACCGACGTAGTCCGCGACGGCGCCAGCCCAGTCTAACCCGGCTAGTCGAGGGTGAATACTTTCATCATAAGCTGCTGGACCGAAATAAATATCGTCTAGTACGTAGCACAGCCACGACTGCCGGTGGGTCGCCGACAGCGCGTATATGTCGAGCCATCCCGCGTGTGCAAAAAATTCATGTGATGTTTGCTCGGTGTCCCCTAGGCTGTAACCAGCCCGCATGTACAACGGCAGAGAGCCGCAGATCCCAAACGACCTCACGACACGGGGGTCGATCGCGGCCCACACGGTCGAAGTCCACCCACCTCCGGAAATCCCGATTGCGGTGTGCCCGTCCAGTCCTAGGCCAATCGCGTAGTTTAGGCACAGCAGAGGCGGCTCAAAAAAGATCTCAAACGCCCGATAATCGGCGAGCACCAAACTGAAAATTGTCGCATGTACCCACGGATCTCGCGGCATCAGATACACGAAAACGTCCCACCCTAGACTGAGCAGCGCTTGCGCCATCGCAGGGAGACCTAGCACCGTGACGTCCGTATCGGAGTGCCCGTTGCAGAGGTAGGCAGCCTTGCCAATAGGCGCCTCAGGCACTAAGTGCCACGCCTGAGAGTGCTGCGGGACAGCACCGCCTGCAGTATAGGCGTTGACATATCCGTCCAGTTGGTCCGTGCGCGCCAGGCTGCTCAGACCTGTCATCGGGCATACGACATCCGTAGTGACAGCAGGCAGCCGATCCGTGGGTATTGCGGTGCAATCCACCCCCCACAAGTGTCGCCACAACAAGGCGCGAATAGACTCCGCAGCGTCAAGATCCGTCACACGAAGAACGCTGTCATCCGCTAGCCCGTTTGCCCTCAGCACTGGAGCGTATCCCTCGTCGTACAGCAGCCCGTCTAAAAAGGGAGCGAATGCCTGTTGGCTGCTCCTGTGATGATGCGGAGTCTCTCGGCTGCTGACAGATCCCCGCGGCCCCAGCGTGCTAACTCCAGCACCTGCGATCCAGCTGACAGCACCCACTGGTCCGAGGCACCCGTCATCGCATTCAGATGCAACTGTTGCGAATCGATTACAGTGCCGAGTTCCGTGTACAGCGATATCGCTCCGCCGTAGTAGACATACAGGTACACATGGTGAGTGGAAGTGTCAATCGCGTTAGACGTATTGACCGAGTGATATGGCAATCCCGATGCATCCGTCGCGAATGTCTGGACCTGCCCATCCTGTATGATGCTGCGGGCCTGACCTGTTAGTGATACAGCGAGAGGACCGTTAAGCCCCCCAGGGTAGGCAGTCTCTTTGCCGACGTACATGAAGGCAAATCCGGCGTCATCGGACGTGAAAAATGTGGCGACCAATTCGGCATCCGTCGTGTTCGCCGTACCGGCTCCGACAATCTCTCCCCCACTCAGCGTGAGATTAGTCACGCTACGGTGATACGGACCTGTTTTTGACACTGGGTAGCTGCCAGCGGGCTGGACATCGTTTATTTGCGTGATGGGGTTGCTGCCGGCCACAACACCCCAGGGAGCGACTCCCCAGTACCCTAGGCATCCAGGGACCGTCCAGGCCGATTGCGCCACAATCGTAGAGTCCGTCGCCGGCGTCACGCTCACCCCGCCCGCCGCGGACCAGCCATAGGCATCAAGCTCGATCGCGCCCGATAGGGCAGTCGTGTGGATGTGTGTCTCGCCGACGTTGGTCCAGGTGCCGACTCCGTAGACCGGCGCAGGATCCCCGTGCGGCACCACGGTCCACTTCTCAGCGTCCGCCGAAAACGTGGCCGTGCAGTCCACGGTCTCGTCGGAGATTGCGGGGAGCGTGAGCGTGAGGGCCGTGGGGGGGGACGGCGCGGAGGCGCCCCCGCTACCGAGTCCAAACCGGAATCCAAATCCGAAGCCCATCTTGACCTCCCTTTAGACCGTCTGCAGCTCCATCGGTCGATCAAACCACTTCCGTGGGCGCACTCTGCACGCTACTCCCGCTGGTCGGGTAATCTGTACCGTGAGAACGTTCGTCGCAACGGACAACGTCATGGTCGGCGCAAACCCCGCCGGTAGCCGTGAGTAGTCCGGCGCAGGAGTGGTGTTCAGCGCCAACGTCGCGACCCCACCCGAATTGGTCGTCACTATGACGTCGAGCGCGCAGCTCATCGTCCCCTCTTCCGTGGCGCTCCAGATGTGCGCGTTGATGTTGATCGGCACAAGGAACCGCTTGGACGCTGGAAACCCAGTGACCGTCCAGGTCTGCACGGTCGTGGCCGCGTCACTCGACAACACCACCTCATCACCAGGGCTGTAGAGTGGCACGAATACTCCCGCTGCGAAGGCGGTGTCCCAGTAGGGAATCATGGACCAACTGATGGTGTCCGGGGCATAGAAGTTCGATACGAAGAAGTCTCCTTTCGTGCCCGTAATATTCGGCGTCAAGAAGCTCCCACTGGTCCCACCGATGGAGCATCCTTCGAACATCCCCAGCCCGAATCCGGTATTGCCCTTACCCATGAGGACTCCGCCCGCCTGAACCTCGACGCGCGCGCAATGGGTGAGCACGATAGCGGCGTCTGCCACTGTAGAATCCCAGACCCCAGATGGAACGTAGATGTAGTTCGTGACTGCTCCCGCTGAGAAGCGTAGCCCCGCGGATTGTACGATGGCGGAAACCAGGTAGCCATGACTGATGGATAGGGAGATCCCTGGTGACGTTCCGATGAACGCCGAGTAACTAACCCCTACACTATGTACTCTAGTCACGGAGATAGAGGCGTTGCTGCTGCGTATCCAGGCGCAACCAGTTATGGTCCAATCAACGACGCTGGATAATTCGAGCCTGCATCCTGACAAATAGGACAGTATGCTTGTTGTCTTGTTCCCTATGCAGTACGAAGTCGTGTTCGTGATATTGAAGCTTCTTACGACCAAATATCCTTGCCCGGTTACCCCCATACTGGGAATGCCGACGATCGTCGGCAAGTCCTCAACCACAACATCATCTCCATCCTGTGGATTCGTGCCTGCGGCCCCTAATACCCCCGTCGGATCCATCAAATATGACGTACTGATGCGCGCGACGTTGAGCCCGAGACCGTCGGGGTTCTCTTTTGCGATGTGGTAGATGTTGTGCTGACGAGCTCCCGACGTAACTCGGACACGCTTGCCCACGTAGGGTGTCATGTCCGACACGCCCGTCAGGGTTAGCAGTTTCCATTCGTTCGTCGTGGTGTTGATATCGGTGAAGGATTCCACCGTCGTTGTGAGTATAGTCGTCGCTGCCTGACTGCCGTCGATCACCAATCCCTGTGGATAGCTAATCCCGACGCCATCGCCGTCGAGCGTTGCTCCCGCAGCCATAACCCAGACGAACGTGTTCTGTTGTAGCGTGACTCCACGGAGTCGTCGGAACACCTCTTTGACGGTCAGCAGGGCCGTCCCACTCGCGGCGCCATCAGCTTCATCGCTACCGGTGCTCGGGTGGACGTACCAGTTCGCTTGCGTGGCCCAGGTGGAGTTCGGTAACGCCGGCGCCTCTCGCTCCCAGACCCTTCCGGCCGTTGCTGTCGCCACCCGCTCCATCGCCACGACGGCGTCAGCCGTCGTCCGGAGCGTCCAGTGGCAGCGGGTAGACCGGACCCAAAATCGCTCGCCATCAACGTAGTTGTAGACACCAATCAGCGCGAGTGCCGCCAAGTCGGCAACGGTGTTTCCTCCCTGCCCCACCACCGATGGCGCACCGAAGATTCCGGCGTTAGCGTCCTTGAGCCACATCGGCATCTGCGACCAGCTCATGGGGGCACGCGACGCCGATGGTGCTCCAATAGCTATGTCCCCCGCTGCGCCTGTCAGCCTATTGGGTGGTGTCGAGACGGTGGACGGCCACCCAAGCGCCGCACCTTCTGCGACCCAGATACCTAGATGGGCGTTGCCTTTGCCCAGTAGCGTTGCACTTGCATCCACGGTTGACGACCCGATTGCGGATAGCGCTGCTTTCGTCCCCGAGTTACAATCAAACACGCCAATGGTCCCAAATAATTCCGATGGCGATCCGACGCACTCCAGATACCCATCTTGGATTAAGATGTTAGACAAGCGTTGTTGTCTAGCTAGGAATTGGGTGCCACCTGTCCCTTTACACAGGCACAGACTTACTACCCCATAAGGTCCACGAACAGTGAACACCCATGTGGATGCCAACCTGCACCCATAAACGAACATCTCCATGCTGTTACTGCTGCTGTTACAGTAGCTACCAAGTAATACAGATCCTTGGGTGGGTGTTGTAATCGGTTGCCCGATTATGCTGCCGCTTATGGACACGTCACAGACGCGCGCGTGTGGCCACAGCGTTGACACGCATTCAATTCCCGGGCAGTCCTCGATGACAATTTCGTCGTTAGGTTGCCACGCCGCTCCAGTTGTCCCTGTAAGCATCTCCGTGCGAGTGCACGGTATCGACACTCGCGCGGTCGCGACACCTAAACCATCGGGGTTGATCTTGGCGATCCAGCACCATGCACCCGCGCGAGCGCCCGCAGTTATACGAATCCGTTTCCCTTCATACGCCGTAAGGTCCGTGATTCCCGAAACAGTGATGAGTGGGAATTCGTTGTTGGCAACCGATGTGGTGGTGTAGGTGCCGATGACCGCCGTGGCCAACGTCGTGAGCGCCAAGCTTCCGTCTAGAGCGACCCATGCCGTTGGCGATACATCCAATTCGCCTTCAAGTGTCCCCCCGGCGGCCAGCATGTAGACTTGAGTGTTTGCGCGTACCACCGACCCGCGCCACCGCCGAGTGAACTCTTTGAACGTCTTGAGCGCCGTTCCGACTGAGCCCCCCGTGGCTTCGTCGTTCCCGGTTACTGGGTGTACGTACCAGGTCGTCTGGACCTGCCACGGATTCGCCGCATCGAGATTGATGGCGTGCCGAATCCATTTCCTACCCGACTCGAGCGTCGCAACGATCTCCATATCAACCGCGGCAGCAGCCGTAGTCTCCAGCACGAACAGACACTTCACCGAGTCTACGTGCACGGTGTTTCCGTCCGGCCACAGCTCCGTCGGTAGTGCGCTCAGCTCGGCTACGTCGGCTACCGTGTATTGGTGCAAACCGTAGTTGGTACCGAGGCGATCGAAGTCGCCGGTTAGGGGGATACCCATGGTGTTTCAGATCTCCAAGAACCCGTGAACAAATGGTCGGCGCTTCGCCGTGGTTACGTGACCCGAACCTCGATTGCCAGATTGGTCCCGGTGAGCAGATAGGTGGTCTCGTAGACCGAGCACGTGCGGGCAACGCCGTTGGCGTTGGTCATGACGAGCTCTATTGCCGCGAGCATGTCGACCTGAATTCCGGAGAGCCAGAACGTCAGGGCGCCGTAAGTCTCGGGGGCGACGAAGTAGACCTTCTGAGTGCTCGGGCTCACGGTGATGGTCCGGGCCGCCCCGGTCGCCAGCAGGGTATTGCCGAGCGCTTCGATTTCCGCCTGCTCGTCGAGTCCGGCCGCACCGACTCCCCACCAGATGTCGCCGGTCCAGCGGATTTGAAAACTCCGGCTCTGCTCGGTGGCACCCTGGGCCGTCACCAATACCGTCATCGTGGGGTCGGCGCCGGCGTCCGCGCCGTCTCGGCGCACTGAACCCGCCAGGCTAGCGGATTCCCACGGATCGACGAAGGTCCACGCACCCGGGTCAACATCTCCCCCGCCGGTGCTGCCGCCGAATGCGTGGTTGATCTCAGCGGACGTCGGAGGGCCGCCAACGTAGGACACGGAGGCTGCGAGTCCGGTCAGGGTGTCGCCTCTCCGGTAGGTGAGCACCGAGCCATTCGGAGCGGTCTTCGCCAGCGTCATGCTGAACGCCGGCAGGATCATGTCCATGGTCAGGCGGCCACGGACGACCGTACCTGCCGGCATCTCGACCGCGACGGAGTACAGCACCCCCGTCGGCTCGAAGAGGTCACCGGCGGACCCCGTGGGTCCCGTAGGCCCGGTGATTCCGCTGGGAGGGCCCTCAGGGCCCGTCGGGCCCTGGATGCCCTGCGGTCCGTCGAAGCCCGTCGCGCCCGTTGGTCCCGTGGGACCCGTGGCCCCAGTGGCGCCGGTCGGACCTGTTGGCCCTGTGGCGCCAGCCCCGGTAGGTCCCGCTGCGCCCGTTGCGCCAGTCGCTCCGGCGGGTCCAGTGGGTCCCGTCGCGCCCGTGTCCCCGGTGGCTCCAGTGGGCCCCGCGGGTCCGGTGGCGCCGGTGGGCCCTGGTGGGCCTCCCGGGTCCCCGGTGGCGCCCGTCGGGCCAGTTGGACCAGTGGATCCGGTGGGTCCAATGGGTCCAGTCGAGCCCGTCGCACCCTGCGACGTCGCCACGTAGGGGTGCACCACGCGATCGTCGGTCATGAATGACCGGTATCCGGTGGTCGGGTCCAAGAATTCCGTGGTGCCCCCCGGCGTCACTGGGACTTGGTCCGGGTGTAGCGGCAAGAGCCGCGTGTGGCTCACCGTCTCCATCGGGGCCACAGTCGTCACCGAGAGGGTGATTGAATACGGCGGATTCACCCCATCGGTCACCGACACCACGAAGCTGCCGTTAACGTCGGGACGGAACGTCGGCGCCGCATCGGTGGTGCTCGAGAAATACGCCCTTGCAGACGAGCTCCCATCGGGCCGCGCTACAGACCACTCGTACTCCGCCATTGCAGGCGTCGTACTGAGGAGGATTTCTTCGTCGCGTGAGTACCCACCACGCACCAGCCCTGTGGGCTGGGTTTCCGACCCATCCATCGGCACCGTGGCCGAGTAAGCGATAATTCCGGCCATGGCTCACCCGTAGGGCATGAAGATTCGGATCTTGCGCGTGATCATCCAGTCCGCCTGCGCCGCGGATGTCGGCTGAATCTGCAGGCGCATCGTGTGATTGTCCGCAACCTGCCAAAATGTGCTCGGAGGCGAAGTCATACAGTCCGCGAACAGGACCGAGCGGGTCATGATCAGAATGTTAGACGGGTAGTAGAACTCGTAATGCACTTTCCAGCCACGTGACCCTTCGGCTGTCCCTATTGCGTTGGCGTAGGGCGCCTGAAGCGTTGCCTCGATATCAATCGAGGCCCCCAACCCAGCTGGGAAGAAGATGAAACCTCCCAGCGTCCCGAGCTCCAGGTTCCACTGAACGGCGCTAATGGAGGTTGTTCTTCCGACCCAGCAATCCTCGAACAATCCAATGATCGGTGTACTCGCGCCGCCGGCGATGATGTTGAGTTTGCCGACATACGAGCACCGGAGCCTGGAGGTCGATACCGCTCCCGCCGCGCCATCGAGCGTCCAGTGTTGGATTCTACCGCTGGATGGCGCCGTCGCCGTGTAGGCCGGAGCATTGAGCGTCAACAGCCCGTACTGGTTGGCGCGGACCATGGTGTTTCCGGCGGAACTATAGATCCCAGCCTGCTTATCGACGCCCAACTGTGCGGCCTCGGCCCAGGTTAGCGTTTCTCCGTGCACTAACACGTCACCACTCGTCCCCGTGACACTCGGCGGCACGGATGGATATCTCAGTGTTGCGCCTATTTGGAGCTGCATTCCACGATTCGCGTTCCCGTCCCCAAATATCCCTGTGTTCGACTCGACGTAGTTATCCCCGGACAACAGCCACACACCGTAACCCAAAGCCCCTACGGCGGCGTAGACGGCGCTTGGGTACAAGAACGTGATTCGTGTGCCAACAATTCGTGAGGCTTGGCTTAAGGTCGACGCCATGACGCAGTCTGTCCACGTTTGTGGTATCGAGTTCATGCCCAGTAAGCACCCGATGATGTCGGTGTTTCGAATCGTGAGGCTCGAGGTCAGCCCCTGCAATCGGCACTGATAGAGCTTAGGTGTCCCGCAAATCTCGGTCGCGTTGATATGGCACCCATAGAAGGCACTCCGCGCGTATCCGCTAGTCGTAATCGAGACCCGAGCGTTGGCGGCCTGGGCACTATTGATGGTGGCGTTGGCGATGATAACGCCCCACTGTGACTCGGTACCGAGGGATGCTTCCGATACGACCTCCAGGGCCACCTCTGGAATGTTCCCCGGGATTTCGAAGGATACCGTGTTCCCGACTGTCGGTAGAGCGTTGACTGTCCCCGTGGGTGCCGCGACTACGATGCTGGTCAGCACCATGCTGGTCCACCAGGACACTCGAGCAACACTGTCGCCGGCACCATGGGGATTTTGCACCGCGATCCAGGACAATGCCGCCGCGTTGGTGCCGTTGACGAGCCGAAGGCGCTGCCCCACGTAGGGGGTAAACGAGGCGATTCCGCTACACGATAGCGTGTTGAATTCCTGGGATGCCGGCACGAGCCCGGCAACGGCGCTTACCGTAACGACCGCCTGCGCGCTCGCGGCCTGCGCCATGTCGAGCACCACCATGCCTTGCGGTCCTAGGTGGATCTTGCCCGTGACGGCCCCGAGGGCGGTCATTCCGTAGACGGTCACGAGCCGGTTGACTCGTTGGTTTCGCCAGCGGTACATGAGCTCGTCCCAGCTCTGCAGCGCGGCCCCCGACGTGGTCCCGAGGTTCTCGTTGTTACCGGTGGAAGCGTTGATGTAAAACGACGAGTACTCGGCCCACCGTGCGTTCCCCGTTAGCTTCCGATGCCATCGCGCCGTGGCGGAGGCCCCGGCCTGCACGATGAGCCCGGCCACCGGGGTCGCCGACGAGTTGTTCAGCAGCTCCCATCCGTCTTGGTGGCTGCCGACGAAGCAGGTCGCGCCATCTGGAAGACCAGCATAAGAAAGCGCGTTCAGCGCGGCTTCGTTGGCTGCGTAGAGGAATGGGCCCGGCGGACCCGTGGGTCCGGTGGCTCCAGTAGCGCCCGTAGCGCCCGTGGCACCAGTGGCCCCGGTGGGTCCAGTGGCTCCGGTAGCCCCGGTGGGTCCCGTGGCTCCAGTCGCGCCCGTGGCGCCAGTGGCACCAGTGGCTCCAGCGGTGCCCGTTGACCCAGTGGCGCCCGTGGAGCCCGTTGACCCAGTGGCCCCAGTCGCTCCGGTGGCCCCAGTCGCGCCCGTGGCGCCGGCTGCTCCCGTCGCACCCGTGGCCCCGGTGGCTCCGGTGGCCCCAGTGGCACCCGTGGCTCCGGCTGCCCCAGTCGCTCCGGTTGTGCCCGTTGCCCCGGTGGCTCCAGTCGCGCCGGTGGCTCCCGTCGCGCCCGTTGCGCCCGTTGACCCCGTAGTTCCGGTCGATCCGGTGGCACCAGACGGCCCCGTAGCACCTGTGGCTCCAGTAGGGCCTACTGCGCCCGTCGCTCCAGTAGCCCCGGTGGCCCCCGTAGGACCTGCCGGTCCTGTGGCTCCGGCGGCCCCCGTCGCGCCCGCCGCTCCGGTGGGCCCAGTGGGACCCGTCGCCCCTGTTGGCCCCTGCGGCCCAACTTCGCTCTCGGTGTCCTGCACTGCTGGGCGCCGGCAGATCGTCAAGTTCCCCTCAGGGTCGAGCGTCCCGAGCGGGTAGTCCCCCACCGCGTAAGCGTCCACCGCACTGGCTCGCGCCGTGGCCGCATCGACAATGACGAGCTTCGGGACCCCGGGCTGCGCCAGGCCGTGAATGACCCACGGGAGAATCCCGTCCAGCGCCCCCAGGATCATCGCCCCCGGCTCGCACACCTGCACCGCAATCCCGGCGGCCATGCCCGCCGCAAGGAGCGTCGAAGCCGTGACTCGCGTGACGGTCCGTCCCAACGGGTCCGACTCGCTCACGACGAACACATCACCAATCGCCAGCGCCGGGCTGCCCGGGGAGAGCCGATACCAGGTACAATGGACGCCATTGATCAGGCAGTCCACCTCCTGCTGCTGGGTCCCACGGATTTGGTCGTCGATGAACCGACGGTCCGTGTGGTCGAGCTGGTAGTTCGCCGGCAGGACGACGGGGTCGTCGACCTCGCGGTCGCTGATGATTTTCGACATGGCCCTTACTTGGCGTTGCGGTACTGCGCGCTTGCGATCGCCAGGATCATGAACTTCATATCGAGGTCGGTGTCCGTGTAGACGTATTGAGCCGTCAGCCGCCCCGACGTGTCAGTCGATATCTCGAGTTCGGCGTGCTGCCCTGCGCCCCAGAACTCCCACTCGGAATCCAGGACCAGTGCCGGCACAGTCTGATTGAAGGTGTTCCCCATAAAGAACACGGTCTGGTTTTGGGGTTCTCCTACGACCGAGATCTGTCTCCCCTGCGGCTCGAGCTGAACCAGGGGGGCCTCGCTCGGCATCCACGCGAAGTCCGTGGCGGCGCTATTGCGCATCGCATAGATCCAGAACCAAATGATCCTGTTCGACCAATCCATCGACTCGTCGATGATCGTTACGGTGTTCTGGTCAAGGCTCTTGGTCGCGTCGCTCATGTCGAGCGCGAGAAAGCGCATGGCTCCTCCGGACATGACCGAAGGTAGGAACTCCTGGGGCCTGCCGGCGCTTGGGCTCCACGTGCGTTGTGTCCACAGCGGCGAGGCATCAGCATGGGTGAAGGTTGCGGGCTCTGCCGTCACTGCCCCGGTGGATGACGCCAAGCGCGCGATCGGAGCGATCTCACAGATGTTTCGCGTGGCTACCAGTGAGCCACTCGTGAACGGGTGCTCCAACAGCACGTAAGCAAGCGGGATGTAGTAGAAGTTCGGCCCCAGATCCCCGTCTACCGGCAGAGCCGGATAGCTGGGGTTGGTATCTTCGGTTCCATTGACCACCCCCAACGTCACCCAGTTGTTCGTGTAGAGCGGGATAGCTTGCGTCGCCACTCCGCTGATCGTTCGGACAACTCGATTCTCGTTCCCCGTCGGCAGATCGACCTGGACTCGCGCATAGATCAGGTCCCAGCGATTATTGGCTGCGGTATCGTCTAACTGGACAGCTTGTCCCAGGGTCGGTCCGTTCGTGTCTCCGACGAATCTTCCGCTCCGGGCCTCGTACCACGCCGCCGGTGCCACGTTGGTAATTGGGCCGACGAAGGCGCGGAACGAGAACACCATCACCTGCCCGGTGGCTCCATTGGGACGCACTAGGGCCGAGGAGTTCAGTGCTCCCGGAGGTGACCCTCCGTCATTGACGTAACCTTCGATCCGGTAGGGCAGGATCATCTTCTGAAGCGAGGTCGTTGTTCGCGGACAGAACCGGAAGAGCTCTGCCAACAATCGATCGTCGGCCTTGGCGGCTTCCTCCGCTACCAGGTTGAGCTCGGTCTGGTCGAACGCCTGCCCGTCGACGGAGTGGATGTAACGCTGTTCCATGGCTTACTTCGCGTTGGTGAATTGCCCCGTGGCGTGCACGAGAATGCAGTACTTTTCGACGAGCGGCGTGGTCCCGGAAATGTACGTTGCCGTGAGTTCTCCGGTGGTCGCTACCCCAATAACCAAGCTCGAATCGCTGGTGATGACCGGGAAGCTCGTCGAGTTCAGAGTGAGCGCCGGCATGGCTGAGTTGAACGTGTTCCCCATGAAGGTCGACGTGGCGCCTCCCGGCTCGACCTCGACCAATGGGTCGCTGTTTGGCATCCAAGAAAAGCGCCGCCCCGCAACGGCGGTTCCGTAGACCGTGAAGGTCAGAATCCGGTTGCTCCAATCGATGGAGTTGTCGATGATGGTTGCCGCGTCCGGGTCGAGGCTCTTCACCACGTCCAGGAAGTCGAAGGCAAGGATCCGCTCGGCGCCACCCGTCATGGTGGCTGGAAGGTGCTCTTCGGGCCGCTCGTCGGATGGACCCCAGGCTCGCTGGGCCCAAAGCGGCGAGTCGTCAGCATACGCGAACGAGGCCGGCTTGAGCGTTACGGCTCCGGTGGAAGAGGCGATGGGAGCCGTTGTCGCGTTTTCGTGGATCCACGCGGGCTCGACGGCGGTGCTCGACGTAAACGGGTGCGGCAGGACCACGTAGGCCAGCGCGACGTAGTAGGCTCCGCTCCCATCGCTCGGCAGTACCGGCTTCGTGGGGCTAGCGCCTTCTGCCCCCTTCACGACCCCAAGCGTGACGGTGGTGTTGGTGTAGAGGCTGATATCCTCGGCGGCGTCACCGCCGCCGCTGCGCACGATGCGCTCTACCGGAGTGGACTCCACCGTGAGGTCGACGCGCGCATAAATGAGGTCCCACCGGTGGTTTGCGACGGTGGCGTCCAGCACCAATTGGTATGCCCAGAGCGGGTCGATATTTCCCAGATACCGCGCCGTCCGGATATCGTACCAAGTGCTGCTTGACGCAACGTAGCGGCTCCCGATGAGGGCTCGGAACGGATGCACCAGCACACTTCCCGTGGTGCCATACGGGGTAATGAGCGCCGTCGTACTGTGGGCCGTCTCGTCCGGGTGCAGGCCTTCGATTCGGTACGGTAAAATGGCTTTGTGGACATACCCCGCGGCTAGCCCGGGAATCATGCGCAGCAATTCCGCCAAGACCCGGTCATCCGCCTTGGCGGATTCTGCCGAAACGAGGTTCAGCTCCTCTTGATCCAAGGATTGGCCGGCTACGGTATGCGTGTAGAGCGTTTCCATCAGAGCGTCCTGTCCTCGATCATGGTGAAGCTGATTGAGTGCCCCGCGATCTGCAGGACTGCGTTTTCGATCGCCCGGTAGACCATGGTCATGTTGGCCCCCGGGGGATGAATGAAGGCGTCGTAGCCCACGAAAAGCCCGTAGCCGATGATCGACTGAGGCCACACGTCGGCCGGCTCGAGCATACTCAGGCTCGGTAACAGAATCGTGAACATCCGGAGCGCCGTGTTCGAGTAGATGTGCGCCCCGGTGCCGCCGCGCCCCGTTACCGTGGCGACTGTCCCGTCGTCGTAGAGCCTGTCTGGGTAGAGCGCTTGGAATCCGATGAATGCGTGCCAGTCGAGCGCTGTCGTGTTCGAGCGCACGCAAAATCGGTCCAGGTGGCTTTCGATGATCTGGCAAGTCGTAGCGGTCCAGGGAGCTAGAATCGCGTTGACCGCGGCGTAGATCGCCGAAAGCGATGCGTTTGGGGTAATGCCTAGTGTGCGCGCTCGGAAAGCTTCGTCTTCCTCACCGCTGGCCCGCTCTGCTCCCCGGTCCGAGGCCACCGCGTCTAGGGGGGAATCTTCCGCCCGCTCGGGGTCGCACCCGGCGATGCACCGGTCCGAGTCCCGCTGGTACTCGAGGCTCATCGCCACGAGAATGTCGACGATGGCATTCAATACCGGCTGCGCCTCTTCGGAGCGGAGCTCCGGCGGCACGAGCACCAGGACATCCTCGCGCTCGGCGTAGGCCAGCCGGGGCGCCCCCGGCACCAGGTATTCGACGTCAACGGTCATGGGTTACGCTGCGACGGTGATTTTGACGACGACCTTCCACGCGCAGGCTTCCCACTCCACGACGGGCGGGGTAAAGAGCGTGGCTAGGACGGGTTCTGCGGTTCCGGAGACGGCAATGGTGTGTACGTCGCTGAGTCCCCTTAGGGCAGCCGCCTCGATAGCCGCGTATTTCCAGACGAACGGGTTTTCCCGGTTCTGGAAGTAGTCGATGATGGCGTTTGCGGCTTCGATCTCGGTAGACCTCGGGTTGGCCATCGGCTGCCAGAGCTCCACGTTCACCGCGAGCTCCACTTGCTGGCGAGTCATCGGTAGGGCCTGGACGTTGGCCCCCACCATGGAGACGCGCGCCAGGGCGAGTCGGCACGCCAGAAGCAAAGCATCCGGGGTTTCGCCGCCGGCATCGCCTACCACGACGTTGTTGATGCCGATGTCCCCGCCCGTGTAATCGGAACGGAACAGAACGACCCGGGAAGCCCCGGCGTCTTTGCAGGCCTTCTCGATTGCGGACTCGTACCCGACGCGCGCTTCCAGCACCGTATCGTCGGCCCGGGCGAGATAGTCCTCGTCCTTCTCGTAAGCCTGCCCGGCCGTGCACACCAGCTTGGTGACGGTCCAGCTCTCCTCGAGCAGGTCCAGGAGCTCGAGCCTCTTGCACTGCACCGACACCACCGAGAGGTCGGCGGACAGTCCCGAGATCTCCTGCTCGATGGGCAGCGGAATCGAGGTCACCCCGGGCAGCACCGTGTAGTCAGAAGAGGCCCGGACGATGATCGGGTCTTGGCCGTCCAGCGACACCAGGATCCGGGTCCAGCGCCAGATCGTGGTGCCGGCCGTCCCGACGCGGGTCATGTAGGCGATACCGGTGCCGCGCTGGTCGGCGTTCCGCGTTACCCCGCGGCGGCTCAGCACGCGTTGGTCGAGGTCTGCACCCCGGGCCCCCGAAAGGTAGATCTTCCGGGCGTGGTCGCGTTCTCGCGCCGAGAGCCCCCTGAACACCAGGGCGCCGACTCCCCCGAGGTAGTCGTAGAGGGACCCCGTGTGCCCGTCGGAGTCGTCCCGTCGGGTATGGACGGCCGCGTGGAAGGCACTGTCGAGCTCGGACAGGGTAGGCAGGGGTCGGTGGCTAGGCACGGCTCAGTACCTCCACGCCTGAGCTGCTGGCGCCGCTGGCCCACTCGACGTCGCTGAAGATCGTCACTTCCCCGCTCGGGAGACGGGTCGCGTCGGCGGCCAGCGTGACCCGCCCGATGCGGTCGTCTCGCCTGGCCTGCGCCATGATGTTCCCGCTCATCTGAATGAGCACCGGGTCCGGTGCCCCCACGAATTCGCGGAGCTTGCCGCCCCAATCAGGGGCCCACGGCAGCCCTTCGCAGAGCATCCCACGTTGGAATGCCGCGCGACCGTTTGGCTCCCCCGCGAGCTCCGCGAGGTCCCCGTCGATCTGCTCGACGAAGTCAGTGCCGTCGAAAAATAGGTCTACCTTGAAGAATTCCCGGTCGAACGAGTTACCGGTGAGCCCGGCTGCAATGGCCGGACGCGGCTCGGGGGTCACGAATCTGGTCGTAGACACACCGTCGCTGAGCGAGTAGCTGGCTCCGCCCACGAGCTCCCAGCTCAGCACGAGCTCACGCTGGGTCGAGTCTGCAGCCACCACCAGCACGGCCACCGCCGTCGGCGGCGCTCCGCGGCCATCCAGGGACAACAGGGTGTAGCTCCCCGGCGCCGAGGGGATTCCTGTGGCGGAGCTCCAGAAGACCCGGATCCGCGTGGTGCTGCGGATTTCCAGCGTTTTGATCGGCATGTAGGACTAGGGGTCAGATGTTCAGTTTGCGGGCCGGCCTTCGTCGGGTCACCTTGATCGACATGCGCGTTATTCTGGTGGCCGTACTGGTCTCGAGTTGCGGCAGTGAGTTCTCACAGAGTTCATCCATGAGTTCTGGGGGCGTTACCGCCGAAATCCCACAATCCAACGGTGGAACCGAGGTAGTCGGTGTCTCTGCCCAGCGACAGATATCCGGTGGTAGCCAGGCACTTGAGTCCATCGGCGGCCGCTATGACTCTGGTGGGGCCACGAGTTCTGGCGGTTCATCCTTTGGCGGTTTGCGTCCCATGCCGGTGGCCACCGGGGGTACCGGAGGTTCCGTTACCGGGGGGGCCGCGTCCTATGGCGGATTCGGTGGCGGTTCTCTTCTACCCCGATGCGACTGCACCCTCCGGAATTGCTTGGCGCTCACCAGCTGTGAGCTCGAATGCGCATTCGCACGGTGTGCGTGCGATCCGAACGTTCCGGACTGCCAAAAGGTCTTCGAATGCTACCTGGCCAATGCTTGCCGAGCTACCGATCCGTGTGCCACGAATAGCGACGGCAAATGCGGGATGAATGTGCTCGCTGTCGGGACAGCTGCTGTGAAGTCCGCGGCTGCCGTTTACGCCTGTCACTGCGGGTAGGAGCGAAGAATGCGCGCTCTTCAGTTCCTGGTCGGAAGTCTCGTCGTTTACGGGGTCGTGGCGTCGTGCGGGAACCCCGCCTCCCCGGGCTCTCCCCGCTCGAGCTCGGTCACGCCCGGGGTCACTTCCCCGGTTCCCATGGCGTCCGCCCAGGAGAGCGGGGGGGCACCCGGCGCGGGGCCGGCGGCGCCGGCAGCGCCGGCTCAGCCCACGGTGATCTCCACGACCTGCGACAAGACGTTTCTGTCAGTCCCCGGAAACGTCACCAACTACTACGCCGAAGCAAGCTTTCCCGGAAGACGATGACGGACCTTGCTAGGGTAGTGGTGTTAGCTCGCCCGGTGGCGATCGCTGGGTACGAATGGGCCACCATGTCCTATTGGCATGTCCGTGACGGCTCGGTAGCGTATCATTGCGGAACTATTCCAGCGTCTTTGCCAACTGAAGTACGCTTCGTGCTGCCTTAGTCGTTCAGTGGGCAGCTCAGATCGATCGTAAATCCGAAATCCAAGTCTGGAATCGGAATCGGTGGCGGGAACGGGGGGATCCCAGGGATCGTGAACGGCAGAGGCGGGAGAGGGAACACGCACAGTCCTACTGCCACTGAGCTCGGTGGTGCCGGTGGGCGCGGCGGCGGGGGCGGGAAGTTGTAGGCCATCAGACAGCCATGATGGTTCGGGTGGACGGAAACATCGTGGGTGGAGTTAGAGTTCCAGCAACCGGGATTGCGCCAATAACGTCACCAAGCACACCTACTTGGTAGAGATTGATCCACTGCAATGCCGTCATAGACATCCATTGGCCGCTCTTCATTTTGAGCTTCACTTGGTCGCCGTTGCTGGCCACATTGAAGATCTGCGTCCCGTCGGGGCCTGATAGCTGAAGCCCTGCCACCGATTCACCGGCGGCGTTCGAGCAGTAGAACATCCATTTGCCGTCTTTGAGGATGCACCCCGAGAGGTCGCGTGCCGAGTTGTCGGTGATGCGCCCCGCGCCCATCTTGATCCCGTAGGTTGGACCCAGCGTAATGAAACGGTCCTGATAATCGCTGAGCGTGACCGACCTTGCCTTGATGACCAAGTCGACCTCGGGGCCGAAGTCCATCTTGGCCTTGGTGGCCGAGTGCTGGGTTGCTGGGGCGTTGCTCGCAACGGCGAGAATGAACCCAGCCCCCGGGGTCTCCTGAAACCCGGCGGGGATGCCCACCAAGACCTCTTCCCCGTCTTCGGGGATGAAATTCAGGGGTCGGGTGATACGGCAGAGGATCTGCATTCCTCCGGCGCGCCCGTCGCGCGGCTTCTTGTCCTCCCCGGGGCGGTACCCGCGATAGAGCGTCACCTTGACCAGCGTGCGCTCGCCCCCATCGAGGTCGTAGTGTGGCTTCCCGTCGTCCCATCCGACGGTGCCGCTCTCGAGCCGTCCGCCATCTTCCTGGGCGGGGCCGTAGCACTCCATGGCCCGGCGGAAGCTATCGCCTTCACTGCTCATGTCGTCGCCTCATACGCGCTTCCGTCTAGCTGGATGCGGTTGATGTACTCGATTGAAATCTCGAACGTTCCGTCGTCGCGGCTCACGTCAAACACGATCTGGCAGCTCTTGACCATGAAGACCGACGGTAGCCCGGCGATGATTTCGGCGTTCTTTGCGATGAGCTCCGCCGCGTCGCTCGAGTATCCGCGCCGGGTCAGGTAGTTGATGCGCTCTTGGGTGCTGCCGAGCTTCACCAGGCGGTTTCGGTCTGCCGGGTCAATCGAGACCTCGATCGAGTCGCCGGCCTTCAGGTTGAGTAGGTCAAACTCTCCGAGCTGCATCGTCGAGACCTTCATCTCGGCCGTGGTGCAGCGCCCGGTGAGTTCCTGCCGGCTCCGCTCTTCCCAGATCCGCTCGGCCATCGTATCGAGCCACGCCTGGTCGGAGATCCCTGGAACTTGGAGATACTCGCGGTCTTCGCCCTGCAGAGCCGCCGCCTCCGACTTGGCCTTCTTGGCTGCGATCCGCTTCTTCTTTGCCCTTGGGTCTCCGATGGGCGGGAAGAACGATTCAATCACCTGCGATGTTTCTGGGTTGAAGCTCGTGAGGGCAATCCCCTTGTGCGCCAGGTAGCCAGAGCGGGACTCTTCCCAGCTCTTGATGTTCCGACCCCACACGAGCTTCGGGGTCGTCGTCTGGCCCGTGTAGAGGTCGGTGGCGGTTGAGACGATGCAGGCGTCGAGGTCGATCCAGCTGACGAGCCCCAGCATCCCGACGCAGTGCTGCCACACCGACCACGCATCGGAGTCGGGCTTGGTGTGGACCTTGCCGGCTTTACGGAAGCGCTCGGGGACCGCCTTGCCGATTTGTGCGCTCTTGTCGACGTCCCCCAAGAACAGCAGCCGGTCCTTCAGAACCTCCGCCCCGGGGGTCTGAGAGACGACCCGGCGCCACGCATCCTCGAGGGTGTCGGAGTACAGGGGGGTGCCGCTCGACCCGAACGGCTTGGCCATGATAAAAAGGCTCGTGTAGTCGACGCACGTCATGTGCACGGCCGGCGGAGCACCTTCGGCCATCTCATTGCTGACGTTCCGGGCGTGACCGAGGAACCGAAGCTCGGTTTCTCCGGGTCCCCAGGACCCAAACTCGTCGGCGTTGGCCAAGTAGAACTCGACCTCCGTATCGTCCAAGAGCCGAGGGTCAATACCGCTCTCCATCCAGTCGATATCGAGCTCCAGCGTGTCCGCCTGATTGTGGTCCTGACGGTCGATGCGCGCCTGCCGGGGGCGCACTTCGAGCCGAACGACGTCGGTCGACTTGGCTTGGCGGATCCGTTGCTCACGAGTCCCGAGTACCGGGACCGTCAGCATCGCCAGCATCCGCGGGCGGTAGAGAGGCATGGGCTACTTGGGGATCCTGTACGTTGCCCCTTCGCGCGGGGGCTGCCCGGCATCGATGCCGTTGGCCTGCCGGACGGCGTCGGCCTTCTCGGCGGAGCCCGCTTTATTCCGTGCGATGCTCTCCCAGGTGTCTCCGCCGCGTGCCGTGTAGAGCGAGAGCGTCTGGCCGCGCTCGGCCAGCACCGTCTGCCGGTCGAGCTCCGCCGCCGTTCTGAGTGCCTGGTACTGGCCGTCGCTGAACTCCGCCCGGAGGCCCAGGAAGGTCTGAATGTCCTCGGCGCGCTCGGTCTCGAGGGCCGCGTTGGCCAGGAGGTCGTCGTAGGTCGTGTGAAGGCGCACCAGCACGGTCTGGAACTGCCGGTTGGTGGCCCTGAGGGACCGGAGGGCAGCGAAGGGGGCGTTGGCGAGCGAGTCGATCTGGCCGGCCACACTCAGGAGCGATGACGAGACGGAGTTCATGGAGGCCAGAAGTCCGTTCAGGAGGGCGAGTACCGATCCCTTGAGCCTCGGCTGCTTCGAAAAGTCGACATCGACGAGCCGAAGGGCAGCGATGATCTCGCCGATGTACTCCTTCGGGCGCTTCGAACTGATGAGCTCGGGGGTGACGAGCAGGAAGTTGTCGCGGTCGATCTGAATGTGCATCGACCAGACAACTTCTCCGCGGCCTTCGTGGGTCGAGTCGAACTGGTCGATGAAACCCCCAAGCGACAGGATGTTTCCCCAGGTGACCAAGACTTCCTGCCGGTCATCAACGAAGCTCCGCATTACCTCGTTCATCGCATCAGCAGCCTCGCTCCCGAGGTAGCGGTCCGACCAGCGGCCATTCAGGTCGATAGGCTCGAAGCGTCGCCCGAATTCGTGCCTCGTGGGCTCGGTGTCTCCGGAGTAGTAGACGGTCTCGTTGGCGATCTTCAGCGAGTTCTTGACGACCGTTCCGTGCCGGGGGCGCCCCAAGGGGGCGTACTTTCCGGGCAGAGAAATGCGCTTGCGCTTTGCCCCGAGCTGCTCGAACGACCAGATGTCGTTGGCGCCCGCTACGGCGGCCGGCATGGACATCGTCATGGCACGGCGTTCCTGGCGCTGAAGTTCGTGGCGTAGCCCGAGGTCCGCTTGACCTTCGCGAACTTGCCGAGCTCGTCCAGGACGCCGCGGGCGAAGCGGCTCGGGTTCTGGTTCGTCGTGACGACGATCTCGACCTTCTGGATTGATGTGCCGCCGCCTCCGCCGTGCTTCGGCGTTGACTTCTTCGGGTCCTGCTCTCCCTCGCGTGTGCCTGTTCCCTCCTTGGGGTCTGGAGGTCTCCACCCTCGCGGCATAACTTTTCCGCCCCACGTGCCAAACATATTGTACTCTTGCATCGGCGAGATCTCGATGCTCGGCGGGCGGATCGAGGCTAAGTTACCGAGCTCCCTGGTGGCGCTCCTTAGCCCCACAACGAAGTCATCGATGGCCAGCGGAGCTCCCGTGCCGATGTTCGTGATCAGCTTCTGAGTGGCGTCGTCCTCCATCTTCTTGGTAGCGGCCATCTTCCGCTGTTCCTCGTCGGCTTTTACCGATGCATCCGCCAAACCGGCAATGACGCCGGCCAGGAGAACCATCGACATTCCCATCGCGGCCGTGCCCGCCATGCCTCCCGCGGCGAGCCCGCCAAGAGCCGTTCCGCCGGCGCCGGCGCCTGCTGCAGTTGCCGCGGCGGCCGCGCCCCCCGCGCCCACGGTGGTCAGCATCCCAGGGTTCAGCAACGACATCATCTGCATGGTTCCCGCGCCCATCTTGAGGAGGTCGCCGCCGATGCTGAGACCGCCCATGCCGACCTTCAGGGCCAGGTAGGCCTCTGCCAGGTGGATCAGCTTGTCGATGGTCCCGGGATCCTTCAGCGCCTCCTTCATGGTTTCGCCAAAGGACTTCACGGTCGGCGCAATGTCCTCCCAGATCGCGCTCAGGCGATAGTAGGCGTTGGTCGCGAATTCGCGGAGCGATGGCCACCATTCTTGAATGGTCCGTTTTCCCCACTCAAACGCGGAGGACAACCGTTCTCCGATGCTTTCCGCCCAGTACTTGACCTGGTCCTGGTTCCGCGTGAACCAGTCGTTGAACCAGCTCAGGACCTCTTTCCCCTTCTCGAACATCGGGGCCGTAGCGAGCCGAAGGAAGGTCTTACCGTTGTCGATCGCCGTACTGAACATCGCATCGAAACTCTTCTCGTAGAGCCCGATGACCGGCGCGTACTTGTCGAGCTCAGTGCGGAGCTTCTCCAGCCGCTTATCCGGCGCCATCTTGTTGAACTCTTCGGCTTTGGCCCCCGTGAGCCCCATGATGCGCGTGCCGAATACGTTGTGGGCTCCGGATCGCCCAGAGAGCAACTGCCCCATCTCGCGCGCCACCATGTCCATCGGTAGCTGAGACACGGCCCCCGCGGCCATGACGTTCGACGCCATCTTGCGCCACTCGGCGGGGTTCATCCCGGTTTGAAACGCCGGGATGGCGCCGGTCACGAAGATGTTCCGGAGGTCCTGGAACTCGCCCGGTAGCGCCGCGGCTTCCTTGCGCATCTCGGCAACCTGCTCGGCCGCCATCTGCATACCGCTCTGGACGTTCTTGGTGATGCCCTGGGCGGCGAAGACCCCCGCCAAGGCGATCTGCGCGCCCTCCGCCTCCTTGTTGAGGCCCATGACACCGTAGGTGATGCCGGCGATACCGGCGGCCGCCGCGCCCCCGATGGCCATCTTGGCCATGCTGGCCCCGATGCCGACGACTCTGTCGGCGACGCGCTCTAGCGAATGGATCATCCCACCGGCGCCCGCCACGAACTGATTGGCTCCCTCGCGCAGCGACGCGAATCGATTCTTGATCCCGCCGAGGTTCCGGTCGAGATGAACGGCCTTCTGCGAAGCCGTCGCCATCGCGACGGCACCGAAGTCCCCCGTCTTACTGAGGTTCAGCTCTACCGTGTACTTGGTGTCAGCCATCAGGAAACCGCCTGCACGGTGAGCCGCACGCCGTCCGAAGCTAGGTAATAGTGGGGTAGCAGAACGTCACCCGAAGGCACCCACCGCGCCGCCGTCTCTGTAACCGCTGTCCCATCAGGGTTGGTCAGTGACACACTCGGAACCCCCACGATGCGCCGGTCTGCGTTGCAGATGGCGCCGGCTAAGGTCTTGTTCGTGTAGGTCCACCATCCCGGCCGCACGTCGAAATACCACTTGCAGGCCTTGATGACGGCCGCCATGAGCTCGGTCGCATCCACGGTCTCCCGGGTCTGTACCGTGGCGTGAACTACGGTACGTATGCTTTGGATGCCCAGCACTTCCACGGATGCCCCGAACCCGAGCCAACTTCGCTGCCCGTCTCTTCCACGGAGGTCCTGGGCGAGCAGGCTCCGCAGCGCGTCTGACCAGGCCCAGGAAGCGTCGGCAACGTAGACCACGCCCCGGTGCCCATCTGGGTCGTGGAAGTACGCGGCGTGCCGAACCCCCCGGCCAGCGCTCAGCACTCCGGCCAGGACCGCAGAGTCGTTAGGTCCCTGCCGCCCGAGGTAGCAGTGACGGCCAATGTCTCGAATCACCGAATCATCGAGGCCTGTGCTGCCTCCACCCGCCACGATGTCGTAGACGGTGAACGCGGGGTCGAACATCGGCTCACAGGTACCGACATTCAGGCCGTCCAGGTAGGGCGTGTTCCCGTGCTCACCGGTGGCCGAGCAGACGATGGAGAGTCCGACTGCCGGAGAGTTTGGTGGCACTACGGCCGGCTGGGTGATGGTGTACTCGGCGCCCAAGATCGGTGGGTTCGCCTGGTCGTCGGCGGTCTTGAAGATCTTCTGCCCCACCCGAATGACTCCCCCCGGCATGTTTCCGGAGACGGGGCGCACCAACACAGCTTCGCCGATTGCCGCCGTTCCTGCGTCGGCTGACAGGATCGCGAAGCACTCGGACAGGACGAGTTCTCGGAGTCCATCCCCGTCGGCCTTGGTCAGGCGCGCTTGGAAGAGCTCGTCCTTCAGCCTCGAACGACAAATGGCCGCCTGGGCAACCCATCCTTCGACGGCGTCACCGTAGCGGCCTGCGTAGAGGTGCGAATACGCCCTCCTTCGATTGTCGTAAAGGAATTGCGCTGCAGCACTCCGATAGTCCGCGAGTCGCGGAATCTGGTCAGTCCTCGGAATCGGCATGGTCGTCGTCGGGCTGCAGCGTTACGGTCTTGTCGTCGTCGCGCGGCGAGTTTTCTTCGTTCACGATCTCAGCGAGGCTTGCGATGAACGCGGCTCGGTAGAACGGCCTCCACCCTCGACTTTCCGAGGGCGGGACGTTCCCGTACCGAGCGATATAGGCCTCATTTTTGACTTGAGCGAAGTAACGTCCCCAGTACTCTCCCGGTCGTCCACGGTACCACTTCAGACGACCTGAATCGCTTTTCCCATCAGCTCCTGGACCTCACCGTAAGTCACGTGGTGAAGTTTTGCGTAGAGCTGCTTCAGTGCCTCAAGGTCCTTGACCTTCAGGAGTCCGCCGCCGCCCGATTGCATCAGCTGAGCGTTCATCCGCTTGAACTTGACCTCATTCAGCGCCGGGTAGTTCGCTGGGTCGACCGGATGCTCGGAGATCTCGACCGTGAATCGGTTGGCGCCGAGTCGCTGCATGGACTTCTGTAGCTTGTCCATCCATTCGCTTTCCCTGCCGACCGGGGGCGGACCCACCATGATGTTTGCGGTGCTTTCGAATCCGGCGATCGTGTCTTCATCGAGTTCTCGGAAGCGCACTACGCGCCCCGAGAACCCGAATCCGAACAGAGGCACCTGGTAACATGTGCCACCGTCGGTGGCCGTAACTTCGCTGACTTCCGTCTTCATGATGCACGACTCCCTTTGCTCCTGTTGACCCCCCACGGACCCGAGCGCTGTGGCCTTACAGCGTCAGACCCTTGATGTACTTGACCCGTACCTTGAGCGGCATTTCGTTACGCTGCCGCTGCCCGCCTACGCTCATCTTCCAGGGTAGGATGGTGAATCCCGCCATGGTGAGCGCCTTCTGTGTCCCGTCGTTGAACGTGACCTTCACGGCCACCCAGCCCTCTAACGGCTCGGTGTTCGAGTCGGTGTTGTCGGTGTCGACTAGAAGTCGCTCCAAGAGCTCGAACTTCGTCTGCTTCGTCTGGAGCTCGATCTCGTAGAACTTCGTCAGCTTCTGCGAATCCGTGCGGTCTTCACCGCAGAAGTCATCCTCGACCACGTCTGCGACCTCGTCGATCGTGAAGGACACGACGTCGATCGCTGTCTGCTGGTCGTCCAAGCTGAAGAGCCACTTGGCGTTTTTGCCCGCCCATTTCGGTGTGCGCGTACCACGTGCCATGTCTATTCTCCCAGTTACGGAAATAGTGCTGTGTAACGCGCCGGTTAGGACGCCGTGACCGTGACGGTTTCCCCGAACTTCATGCTGAGGAAGATCCGGTCCATCCCGCTCGAGGTCGTCACATCGAGCGGCACGATGAAGTTGCCCTCCGCAATGGATTGCGGGGAGTTTGCTGCTGCGCGGTCGCCGAAGCCGTAATCGACGACGTGCGGCATCTTCAGCGGGTCGAGCTTCACGTTCTTCTTTAGGTTCGACATGAAGCGGTCGATGGCGATAATGACGTCGTCTTGGATGACCTGAACGTTCGGCGCGCCGGCGAAGTCGCGCAGGCTGCTGACGACACTGGTCGCGATGTAGTGACCGATGCGGGTGCGGGTGATCCGCTTCTTGGCTGGCGTCGACGGCGCAATCGTCGTCACGCCACCCTCGAAGCTCCAGCCGCCGTTCGGCTCTTTGATGATGGTGTTGATCCCACGCAGGGTGTTCGATCCCGCGGCTTCGCCGCGCGACGTCTCGAGTGAGACGATGCCGTTCAGCATTTCTCGGATGAATCCCGCTTTGCAGGCCGGCGAAGTGGACGGCGAGATCTGCGTCATGACCGACGCCAAGAACGAATCCCCCGGCACGAGCCGAAGCGTTCCGTCAATGTCGTCGCGGATCCGTACCCAACCGTCGACGTAGGCTGCTTGCCAGGACGAGTAACCAGAGGTGGCGACGTCGGTCTGGGCTTGCGCCAGCGTGAGCCCAGAGTCCCCGTGGATCAGTGCCATCCGGTCGCCCATGAGGGTCGCGTGAGCCACGAGCCCCGCCATGACGCCGGCTCGGTCAACGTCTCCGGGGTCATCCGCAAAGACGACCCGCACGTCTCGGTCGGACTCGGCTAGCGCTAGACCGTAGTCTCCGGACCCAGCCGTACCGAGGTAACGCGCCGAGTTTACGGTGCCGTCGGAACCGGTGCTGAAGCTTCCGGTGCCGTCTGTCGGACGTCCCGTGTTCGAGCGCGTCATGGACCCGAGCAGGATGCATCCCGTTGTCGTCGGGTCCGTGTAGGACGACCCCGACGCATCGACGTTGCGCAGGATGTCTGAGCTGGTACCGCTCGCCCCGGTGATCGTGATCGTTAGGTCGAAGTGGTTGGCGTCTCCGTCGGATGCGGCGGCGATGGTCCACGTGACGGAGTTGCCGGCGGCCCCAACGTACTTCAGCGTGGCGACCAGGATGGTGGTTCCGCCATTCACTAGGTTCGCCGTCGCCTTCGCCGCTGCGCTCCCGACGGCGCGCACGATACGGAGGTCGTACCAGCCCTTTTTTAGCAGTGCGAGATACCCTGAACCGGTGCGGGTCATCCCGGGAGGCGCCATCGTCAACGCCAGGTCTCCGATGTTCGTCGGGTGAAAGGGCGTTGCCTGGTCGACATGGGTGGGACCCCACGGGAACTGTCCCAGTAGTAACGCGGTAGCGGTCCCGGCGGACTGCACCAGCGCCGGGGGCTCGCGCTCGATCGCGTAGATCCCCATCAACGTTGGAGTCGTGATGGATTGGACGAATACAGGCATTGCGCCCTCGTTTTGGTTGTGACGAGGGCAGAGCTTGCCCTCGGGTTCCTACGTCAGCTGAGCTCGTGGCTCAGGCAACCCAGATCGCTTCACCGTCTACGGTGATGTTTGCTCCGCCCAGTGTCAGATGGTCGTGTTACGGAATGCGATTGTCGAACACGTCAATCTCTTCACGCGGTAAGGCGCTGTCGAGCAGAATACCCAGCGCAATCCGTAACAGCTGCGGGCTTTGCGCGGTCACCGTCGCCACCATGTGGGCCTCCCCATCGATAGTGGCGCGCCACTCATTGACCCGAACTGGGCTCGGAGAATCCGTGATGTCCGGGGGGTCGAAATCGAAGTCGACGTGCCCTTCGAACCCGTCGAGCTGAGCGTTGAACTCGAGCAGGATTCCGTCGCGTACCGGGTTGCCGGCGCCCAACGTGAAGAGCGGACCCTTGTGCAGTACGTCCTCCAGGTCCGCCAGCATCTGGTCTCGCTCGGCCTGGGACTGCGACCAGATGTCGATCTGGATGGGCTGATTCCGGTCTGCGAAACGCCACGTGTAGAGCCCCGTGGTCGCGTCCACCGGTACCATATCGACGTCGTCGATGTTAACCTGCTCGTCCTCGGCAGAGCCGGCGCACAGGATGGTCACGGCCCGCGGGGGAAGCGGTGCATCAGCCGCCGGCCACTCGTAGCTGATGACGGTGTCCGGCATCTGCCCAGCGATGAACCGCCCAAGCGCCGCGCAGGCGGCTTTCTGGATGGGCTGGGTCATGGGTCAAGCTTCCGGGAAGTCCGAGGCGCCGCAGCACTCACAGAAGTTGAATTCCTGTCCCATCCATAGACGCAGTACCAATGGGCGAAGGTGGTAGACGACCTCCGTGTCCTCGTGCCTCGGAGCATCGCAGAGCCGGGCGCGGCCCATGCGCAAGAGTAGGTTATCATGCGCCCTGTCCCACACCTGTACGTCGCAACGTTCAGGATCTGATTCCGCCTCGCCTAGAGCCACGAGTGCCGCAGCGGTCTGCCTGTCGTAGATCATCGGTTCCCGCCCCGGTCGGGCAATGCCCTGCGTACTTCCTCAGCAAGAATCTCGCGAACCCGGGGTATGGACGACCTCATGAACCAGTGAGGTCTGGTCCCGTGGGCCGCGATGGACCGCTGGATGCCGCGGGCGATGCGCGCAGCGTCTTCGACCTGCTGGCCTCCGGCCGCGGCGGCCATGGCGTGCAGCTCTCCAGCGATGCGTGCTGCATGATGCCGAGTCGTGCTTCCGGTAAGCCTACGGTGAGGGTTCACTCGCCCACGGGTGTCTATCCCCTGCATCCCTCGGAGATTCACCCAGTCGATAAGGGGAGCCAGTGGGGGCCAGTGGGGCCTAGACCCGCGCTCCACCGAAGCAGCATGGGGAGCGTCGGCGATGATGGTGTGGAAGGGGCCCGTGTGGACGGAGTCCCGGAGTTCCCCGAACGCCACCGGCATGTGCCGCCGGACGTACTGGGCTCCCCGATCGGCGGCCCGTCGCCTGGCGTCGTCAAGCCTGCGCTCACGCGACTCGTGGTCCCTTGAGATCTTCCTTAAGGCCGCCGCGAGCGACTTGAACTTGAACTCAGCCACGGGCGTGCCTCAGTGAAGCTTCTCCACCGCAAACCGCAGGTTCTGCTCAATGCGGGGCCGGTGCTCTACAGGGAGCAGACCCATGAGCAACCGCCGAGCTACCCTTGCGCTCTCTTCGTACTTGCCGACCCAGTAAGCCGCGATAGAGAGCTCATCGAGGCTCCGCCACCGGTAGACGCCTTCGTCCAGAAATAGCGTGTCGTCCGGCTTATCGATGCGCGTAGCGGCGGAGGCAAACAGGTAAGCGGGCCAGAGGGCTCCGGTTTCCCGGTGCATCCGTGCGAGCTCGCAGAGCGGCTCGGCGCGCGTCGGGCGGACCTGGTAGGCCCGGAGATAGGCCTCGATGGCCTCGGCTCTGCGCCCCAGGTGTTCGAGGTTCCGCGCTACCTGAAACTCAGAGTACCAGACCTCTTCATCCCAACCGCCCATTTGGGCTCGGCGCCGGTAGGCTTCTAGCGAATTCTCGTACTGCTTGGCGTCCCGCCAGCTCTGGCCGAGGTAGAAGACGTAACGCGAGTTGTTCGGTTCCTTCTCGAGCGCCTTGGTGATGCCCAGGGCGTGCCGCGTGTACTTCTCCTCCGGGCTCAGCTGGTTCTGCGCCGAGTCGAAGAGGCCGTGCACGAGTGGCCCCGGCAGACGAGATTCAGTGTGCGGGGCGTCGCAGTAAATGGCCTCGTGGTAGGCGCCACGGTACTCCCACGGGGTCGAGCTCCGGACCAGCTTCGTCAGCCAGAACCGTACTTCTGAAGCGCCAGACCGTAGCTGCAGCTGGTAGCCGTCGTGTTCGAGCTTTGGCCAGCTGAAGCGCTCTGGAGCGACAAAGACTTCGTCGGCGTCGAGCACCAGGATGTAGTCGGCTTTTCCGCGCGCCAGTTCCAGAGCCTCGGTTCGGTTGGTGCCGAAGTCCTGCCAGGGGCGCCGGTGGAGCTCTCCGGGCTTCTGGGCGCCGGCCATGAACTCGCGGATGACCGCGTCGGTTCCGTCCGTGGACTCCAGGTCGTCAACGATGACCCAGCTATCGATGAACGGCGCGACGGAGCCGAGGCAACGCCGGATGACGTGCGCCTCGTTCTTCACGATCATGTTGAGGCAGACGCTCATCCAAACGTTCCGTACCGACTCGGCTTGATGGCGTGCATCGAGAAGAATAGGTTTCCGCCCTGCCGCTGCGTCCACATCTTCCCGAAGTCGGCCTTGAAGAGCCACCGGTAGTCGGACATCCAGGTGTGGCCGACCTGAATCCAGTATTGCTCCTGATCGAGAAAGACCAGCGTCTGCTCGGTGAGCATCCGGCGGTGCCCAGGGTCGCCCCAGGCGTGCTCATGGCTCGCCAGCGGGACCGAGGCCGCAAACAGACCGCCCGGCTTCAGGATGCGCCAGAACTCCGTGAACTGCTCGAAGAAGAACCGGTAGTCCCCCTGCATACCCGTGTGCTCGAGCACTTCGTAGGCGTGAATCTCGTCGAAGGCGTCCGCCTCGAAAGGGAGGGGTAGGCGCTCGAGGTCATGCAAAACGTCGGGCTTGTGGTCGGGGTTGATGTCGAGCGTGACCAGCTTCGTCCACGGCGTATTGCCGACGCGCTTTTCGTGCAGCGCGCCGCAGCCAAGGAGAAGTTCCATGATTACTCCCCCCGCGAGGCGCATCGACGCGCTCGTCCGCGTTCAATTAGTGCGCGGTACTGCTTGCCTGTGAATCGTTGCAGATCATCGAATACCAGGACGCTGATGGACATCAGCCCCCCGCGACCTGATTCGCCAGGTAGTTGTCGATTCCGATCTGGGCAATCTGGTCAAGCTGCTGCTCGCTCCACAGAAGGTGGTCTTCTTCGGACTTCAGATGCTCCTCGAAGAGCGCCCGGCTGCCTTCGTCCTTGAGCTCCACGGCGAGCAACACGGACTCGTTGTACTTGGATACGGCGTCGGCTTCCGCCGCCCGGTCGTTCTCGAGCATGGCCTTGGGTTCCGCACCGATCCGGATCTCGTTGAGCTTGCTCACGATGGGCTTTCCCTCGAGGAACAGGATCCGGTCGATGAGTTCATCGGCGTGCCCCATCTCGGAGCGAGCGAGCCCCATGACGTGTTTTGCCAACGCCGCGTATCCCCATCGGCCATACATGGCCGCGTGTACCACGTACTGGTTGATCGCCGTTAGCTCCTCGGAGAGACGCTCGTTCAGAGCTGCGATGATTCTTGGGTTGCCTTTCATGACTCACCACTTGGGGTAAAAAACTGTGTTTCCGTCGGTGTGGCCCAGGACGACTCCGGGGTGCGCCCAAATCTGCGTGCCGATGTCGCGCACTCGGCAATGGAAGGCGGTGTCCTCACCTTGCAGGATCCCCTTGTGGAAGAACTGCATGTGCAGGGCCCTAGTCATTCCGGCCTTCTCGGAAGTCTTGTAGGCCAGTGAGCGATACTCATCAAAGAGCCGCACCACCAACCCCCGCTTGACAACCTGGAACCCATACCCCGCACTCTCGAACGTCCAGGGTGCCGACGGTTTCGGCTTCGGACACGGCATGATTACCGGCTCTGCCGCCGCGTTCTTGTAGCAGTAGACGCCGATCGCCAGGTCGACGTTCATGTCGATCAGTGTCTCGGCTTGCTCTGGAGTCCACCCGATGTCGGCGTCGACGCTCAGGAAGTGCGACAACCCAGAGTCGAGAAACCGAAGAATCATCTCGTCGCGTGAGTTGCAGATCCCCATTGCTTTGAGGCTATCCACGCGCACGCGCCCTTGCCAGCGCACCCTTGCTTCGAGCATTCCGGCAACGCAAACGTCGTGGATCTGCCCTTTCTCACTCTGCACGCCGACGAAGATACCCGCCGTCTCGCTCACACCCATACTCTGCTCCTGTTCTTCAGCCGACACCCCGGGCCAACGGGGAGAGGACTGGTTCCTTGCGCTACCCCGCGTCTACGGAGTGCGCCTTGATCGCGTCAGCACGACGAACCACGCCAACGGGTCGGTCGTGTCGAGATTCTGTACCTTGAATTCCCCCTCGTAGTCCCCGCTCAGCATGTACAGGATCTCGGTGTGCGTCGATCCTGTCGGCATCAGCTGAGCGCGCGAAAATCCTCCACCACTTCCTTGGGTAAAGGGTGGCGTGATGGGCCCGAGCTTTACGTCGCCCATCTCGTAGAGACCCCCGGAGCTGCTGACCTCACGCGCCGAGAGCTGGCGAACTGGGTATCGAATCGGGAGCACGGTATCGACGTCCCGGGGCGTGGTATTGGGCTGTCCAATCTTGCTCGGCCAGGTTCGTTCGCGTACCGTGACGGTGATGGTACGGATCGGGGTGGCGACGTTCCGAATTCGGTCGGCCACGAATCGGAAGCGGTCGAGGTTCATCCCTTACCGCTCCCTATAGAGCACCGGCGACCCAAAGACGTCACAGCGGGGTGAGTAGTTCATAGCGTTGAAGAGTCGCCCAATCAACTGCCTCCCCCGCTTGCACAGAATCGCTAACCCGCGCGCCGGATCTATCGTGAGCTCGTTGACCTTGAAGGCCTCGGGTGCTGTCAGGACCTCCTGAATCTGAAGGTCCAGCGCTGCCAGCTCTGTAAGGTACCCGATGATCAGCAGCTCGGCTGACGAGTCCGGGTTGATCCCACCGTCCGCAATCGACTGGCACGCCGTGATCTGGCGCTCCAGCTGGAGATCTCGATGAGCAGCCGCCCATCCTCCCCAGGCTCGGATTGCGGCGCGGTGGGACTCGGTAAAGGCCATTGGTCTATCTGCCTTTGGGTCCCTTCGGGGCCTGGTCGATCTTGGCGATCTCCGCCTGAAGCTCGGCGAGCTCTTCGTCTTCGCCGACCACGACCTGGGGCCGCTGTTGCATCATGTTTTGCACGATGGCCGCGGTCTCGGCGGCCGCCGTGACCTTTTCCTTGAGCTCACGCTTGCGTGCCGTAGCGGGGTCGAGCGCGGGGTGCATCGGCGCCGGCTCGCGGCCGCGCTTCTTGAGCTGCGGGGCGAGTCCAGACTGGATGACGCCGTTCTTGTCCGTGAACTGGACCGCTTGGTCGTAGATCTTCTCCAAACGGATAGACCCACCTGGTGGTACCACGACATCCTTGTACTTACGGGGCCGTGTCCCTTCAGCCCACTGCTTTTGCGAAAACTTGTGACCCGCCGCGTCTATCCACAGTCGCAACGTCACGATCTGTTTGGTTGGATTTTCCCAGATGGTGTATTCGTCCTCATTGACGACTGTCGACATGGTTTCTTGTGGCATGAGACTCTTTGACTCCCTGTTCGTTGTGAAGGTGTACCCGAAGCGTTGTTTGCTTCGACTACGGATCGATGGGCTCGATATGCGCTCCGGCTAACCCCGCCACCACGTGGGCGTTGAGCTGGACAGCTTCGTCGTTGACCAGCGTGATGAGTGTAGCCGTGTTGGTGCAGGTCGCTGCCGTGATGGCGTTGACGGTGTCGTTGGTCGCGTGGACTCCCGATGCCGTTCGGTGAGCCGTGTATCCGGTGAGGATCGCGTTGGCCAGCGTGATGCCGGTCGTGACGTCGGTCGCATCGGCTACTGTGATCGACGCCGAGGCGGTCGTTCCGTGGGGAACTCCGTCGGGTGCGTGCTGGTTGTAGATGCCCTTGACGTCGTTGACGAGCGTTACGGCTGTCGCCGCCGTTGTCGCCGCTACGGTGCTACATGCCAGCGCACCCGGCATGGTGGGCTCCATCGGGTCATCCACCGAAGCGCGCGAAATGTCGTAGTGGATGTTCGTCGAAACCACTGCTTCGCGCAGCGCATTGAATGCCAGCGCGATCGTCTTGAGCAGCGAGGCCGGCTCGATGCCTTTTCTGACTTTCAGACTCATGGTGTTGCTCCAGGTCCAGAGGAATGGAAAGGGGTTGGCCTGGACGGCGCCGCGCCGCAGGGAGTCACCCCAGCGCGGCGCCCTCCAGAGCGGCTTGGCTACTCGGCGATGTCCGCGATGTACCCGAAGGCACCACGGCGCTTCAGACAGAGCGCCACGGTCGCTTCCATGACGAACTGCACGTAGCTGCCCAGACGTCCCAGCGGGTAGATCCTGATCGGAATGCTCGACGCGTCGAACACGTTTCCGTCGGCGGTACCCCTAGCCTGGACGATCTGTTGCATCGTCTGGTCTCCGAAGGGCGCCGGGGGCAGAAACTGCATCTCGCATTGGTCGGGGTTGAAGGCGACCATGTATCCCGCGCTGCAGTCGATGTCGTCGTCGATTGGACGACCTCTCCAGAACAGGTCCTCGGCTCCGAGGTTCGCAGCTCCGCCCATGCCGGCAACGACGGTCTTCTGGTTGAAGAGCCCTTCGTACTTGGTCTTCACTCCGGGCGAGCAAAGGAAACGCTTCGGCGTGTTGGCCTGGCCGGCGTGCGTTCTGATTCCCTGGTTCAGCTGGGCGATGAGGTCCAGCGTCAGGGGGCGGTCCGTTCCGCCATTGGCCAACACGGTGCTGACCCAGTAGGTCGAATCGGTGATTGCCGCATAGGCGCCAGACGACGCAATGGCTCCGCCCAGGAGACCCACGCAGTTCGCGTTCCCTGATCCGTCGGTTCCATCGCCGGTCCACATGTCGGTATTGATGGCCCGAGCGATCGTGGCCGCACCTTCCATGATACGGTTGGCGAGCTTGTTCCCGATGATCAGGGGGTTACGTTGCCCGGTCGACGCCAAGACATCGAGCTCGGTCGTCGTGAAACCGAAGGTGTGCCGATAGATGCCCCAGCTCAGATAGGCGTTGTCTTCGACCATCTGCGTCGCGTCGCTGGCAGCCACGGTCGCGCCTTCGGCAACGGTTGCGGCGGTTGCACCACCGAGCTGGGCAGCCCACGCGGCTCGAGGACCACGGGGAACTCCGGTGGGGGCCGGCACCAACGACAGGAGTTTACACTCCTTGTTCCACGTGCGGGCGATATCGGGCCCGAACTGATCGACGAGAATTGCCGCAGCAACGGTCAGGGTTTCGACAGCCATGATGACCTCTTCTGGGCGGATCCCCGCCCTCTTGGCTGGGCCTACTGGCCCAGCAGATTCGCAAACGCGTTACCCACAACCTCTTGCGGGGTGCGCTTTTCACCTGTAGCTGGCGGGAGTCCAGCGCGTTGTCCCGGCTTCTCGCCGGATCCCGAAGCCCCGACAGGGGGCAGGTACAGTTTTGCTTCTGGCGTCTTGATCCAGGATGAGAGGCCCTGAGTTAACGGGAGTTCTCCCTTCTCGGGGTCCTTGTAAACGAGCGTTTCTCCGTCTTCGGAGTAACCGATGCGCTTCTTGCCGTCGTAGAGGAACAGCTCCGCTGCTTCGGCGGCCTCTTCCGCGGTGATGCCGTTCTTGCCGAGTTCCTTGCGGAGGGCTTGCCGTAGGTTGAGCTCGGTCCGGGCTTTCTTCTCTGCGTCGCGCTGTTGCTCGGCCGACTTGAACTTCGTGTCGAGCTCGGTGCTCTGCTTGGTCAGCAAAGCGATCTGCTTCTTGAGCTCGATGACTTGTGGATCGTCGGGCTTCTCGCCCTGCTTACCCTTGAGCTCCTTGCCCTTCGTTTCGTCCTCTTCGGCTCGCTGGGTCGGCTGAAGTTCGGACCTCAACTTCGCTTCGAACGCATCGAAGGTCGGCTTCAAGGACTCGCCCACGGCAGACCCAATTCCTGCAGTGAGCTCCTTCTTGAGCCGCGTACCGAGGCCCGTGATCATCTCGGTTTGCTGAACTTGGAATCCCTCGAATCGCTTCCCGATGTCGTCGTTCAGCGTCTTGAGGTCATCGGTTCCTAGAACTTCGTGCTCGTTTCCAAACGCATCCTTGATCTTGACGGTCATGTGCCATTCACCTTGTCGGTGCCCTGGGATGGAAAACGACGTCCCAGCCGCGTCGCTCGGCTGCT